GGCAGCGGCGTTTTAACCTACTTGGTCAATAGGTAATTAAGTCTGAATTTTGCTCTTTTTCAGACTTGCCAGGAATACACCTATAAACATACTATGTTAGTATGCTATAGCCGTCGCATGTTATACACAACTAACCCCAGATCACGGGGATGCCTTTAAGTTACCGGCGATCACTTCAGCCGGTTAAAGGCAATATCGTACTCTTCATCACTCTCACCTTTCAAAATCTCCATTTTCAATAAAATCATTTCACTTTTACTCCCAATTTCAAAGTCACTATTATAGCCACTACCGACTCAATTTATCAAAAACGCAGAAACCTACAATAATAGCCACTACCAACCATCTGCCGAAACACCGCCAAAATCTGATCTAACTTCGCCGTAAACCTACTATTATATTACCTTTCCATATTTAATTCTGTCGGCAGCCAAATACTTTCACCGATAACTTTTTAGGCACTTTTAAAACCTATTCGCCGCGAAATTCAATAACATACAATTATAGCCACTTCCATAAAATACTAATTTCCATTCTGGTGGAATAAAACGCCGAAATTCACTTTTCGCAGATTATAAACAGTCTGAAACACCGAAATAAAAACCAATACATTTCTGCAAGTAAACGCGATAAATATTGACAACATCTGTTCTACATGTTATAATACATGTATTATTTTGTTGCATTAGGTTGCGTTCCCTATCTAATAAGAACGTCAATAACGGTTATATCTGATTGTCTGTTATGTTAGTGAGTATTAGATAGGGAACCTTTAACCAAGATCATCACGCCAAAAGAAACAACATCGTTATACCACTTATACTTAGAAGAACATATATACATAATGGTTGTATATAATATATATATGTATAGTGTATATATATTCTTCAAAATTCTATACACAGTTGTAATATATATATAAGTGTCATAGAAGTATAGAATTTTACAATACATATATTTATATTATATATATATATATATTATATATAAGTGTTAAATATATATCTAAAAAGGTGTTATTGAATATAAGTGTTTCTTGCTCACTTTTTGACACTATGGAGGAACTATGGGAATTAAAGAGAAACTTAAAACCGCCAAGGAATCAGACTATCTAACAAAAGACATTTCACCGCAGGAGTCTGACCAGATCAAAACTGACCAGATCAAATCAACAACAAGGGAACGTAACAGGATCAACGAACTCCTGTACATCATGCAAGTCGTAGATGAATACATCTTTTCAGAAGTCAGGGAAACTCTGTCTGTCCATCGTCTACGCACGCCGAACGAGATATACGATTCTTTAGAGTCTCGCATAAGTGACAGGATAGCCCACATGAACAGGCGGGAGAACATGGATGACCTACAGTAACCAGAAAACTATAATCATCGACAAACAACCGGTGTACGGCAGCGACCTTTACACAAAGATGTTGAACGGTTCCGTTATTAAGGCATTAAATTCGCTTTCTCCTTCTGGTGTCTGTTTCTGGTTATATCTCATGTTGAACAGAAACGGATACCGATTAAGTTTAAGCAGCAAGGATGTAATGAAGAAATGCGGATTTTCGCGGAACACATGTAAGCGTGTTTTCGCAGAGTTAGAAGAAAAAGGATTCTTATCTTCTGGCTCCCAAAGGAATGAGCATATATTCCATGAAGTTCCGATTAGTGCGACTGGTTCAGATTTAAGTTAATTAACATGAAAAATAATACACGTTAATATAGCATAGGCTTTCTATCAGGAATTATATTGCGTTTTAGAATTTAAGTTAATTAACCATAAAATTCAGGAAAATACAAGAAGTTAGCGCATGGTAACTATACTGCATTACAGAATAACCATGTGCGGGAAGGTAAAAGGTAATAGAACAGAAGAATTGTCAAAGACTAATATTTAAAATTCACACAAAACAATTAAAGAAGTCAGGATGGAATCTTACTCTCCCGCTTGAAACAGCTTTAAACGATTATCCCGAATGTGTTGTGACTCTGGCAAGCAGTCAGTGTCTACGATTCATAGATGAAATAAACGGTGTAACAGACATTGACAAAAAGATCAGGGAAGTCAAGCGTAAAATCAAAATTGAAAAGCGAAAATCTAAAAGTCGTGTTTCTAAAGTCATGATGCGTGAGTTATATAACACTCTTTACAACTTGCAGTTCCAGCCGGATTATGTCTGCATTGTCATGGACTCGAATAAAGACTATGACAGAGCAAACAAAGGATTCACAATTAACGGGATAACATACAAACGTCTGCTTGGTACTAACGGGGGTATTAAAAATTCTACCATCGTATATGTCAATCATGACATATACCATGAGTTGAAAAAGCGGCTTGACAACGGCAGAAACAAAAATAAAGAAATTGTTCCGGCGAAACTCGAAGCATATCAGGCGTTGATCTGTTCTGGTTCCGTTCCGTTGCCGCCACCAAAAGGAATCATCGTAGTTGATGACTGTATCACACATTTCAAAGATAACGTGATTCTGATTAACGACTCTGGCAAAGGTGAACCAAAGTTGACATATCAGGACGATTACGAAATCGAACATAATGATTCTGATGGTTACGGCTTAATGCTTCCGTCATATTCTCGCACAGTCAACAAATATCTAACTGGTGACGAAGAAACGATTTCAGGAATGAATACAAGATACGCCTGGACTAAAGGCATGGTGTATACTTTTGACTTCGTGGAATTTGCCGAAAAGGTAGCGGGTATTTATGAAATCAAAGATGCCTGGGGTGATACAAGGGATATAAGGGATGCAGAAGTTATTCTTACGGTATCCATGTTGAAATTATGGGATAGCTATTCAAGCTGGGAAGATTTCTATACAAACTGTCAGGAAAACGGATATGAGTTTTCAACTACAAAGATTACGCCGACAGAACTTGAAAATACAAGGAATACGAATTATCAGTTTTTACAGAGTTATGATTTAACCGATGAAGAACTATACGAATTATGCCTGCCTACGATCAATGAGATCAAAGATGCGCTTGGTATGGACTACCGTAAAAGCCTTGCGTTCCTCGGTGGCTATTCCCTGAATGATAATAGTGTTCTATTTCTGGATAACTATATTAAAGCGTTAATGATTGAACCTGGGTTAATAAATGACTTATTCATCCGCAAGAAAATCTATTCGATGATAAAAAAACGGATAGAACTTGCCAAGAAGGGTTCAATTAAAATCAATGCTAACTATGCCATGATCGGCGGCGACCCGTATGCACTATGTCAGTCAATCTTTGGATTAGAAATTACTGGCTTGTTAAAATCGGGAGAATTATATCACAAGTATTGGATTGACAAAGGTGCAAATGAATTAGCGTGTTTCCGCGCTCCTATGACATGCCATAATAATATTCGAAAACTGCGGCTGAACAATTCGCCGGAGTGTAGTTACTGGTATCAATATATAACAACCGCAATTCTTCTTAACGCTTGGGATACAACTTGTGATGCTATGAACGGCGCAGACAAAGATGGGGACACCAACATGGATACGGATAATCCTATCCTCTTGCGAAACACTTTAAACTCTCCAACTATCATCTGCACACAGAGAAAAGCCGACAAGACAATCCCGACAGAAGAAGATATAATTTCTTCAAACAAGCTGGCTTTCAATGACGATATAGGCGTAGTCACAAATCATGTGACTTCAATGTTTGATGTTCGGGCTGGATATGAAAAAGATTCGCCTGAATACAGAGAACTTGAATATCGTATAATGTGCGGACAGTTATATCAACAGAATACTATAGACCGCGCCAAGGGGATCATTGCAGACCCTATGCCGAATTACTGGCACTCAATAAGTAGTTGCAAAGAAACAAAGAACGAAGAATTGAATCTGCGAATCGTAGCAAGCCATAAGCCATACTTCATGATTTATGTTTATCCTAATCTCCGCAAAGACTATAAACAGTTTGTAGAAAATTCAAATGCGAAGTCAATTATTCTTTTTGGTGATGAAGTCTGCAATATCGGTGATGAACAGGGTGAGTTTAAATATTACTATGACTATCTTGCACCGGTAGGCAAAAATGCATGTACGGTGAATAGAATTAGTTGGTTATTTGAAAATGAGTTTGATGAATGGTTACAGATCGAACTAAAAGAATCCAGATTTGACTATTCGATTCTTAAATCAAACGTTGGATACAGTCGAAAAGATTTCGATGCAATAACTGACGTTTACTATAAATACATATCAATGGTGGATAACTTTCATCATAAAGTTAGGGCAGAGGTTATTTCAAAAGATGATGCTGCTTCAATTCGCGAACAGTTTGTAAATCACTTTATTTCACAGTGCGAGAAAATCTGTACGAACGAAAAAGAGTTATGTGATATTATAATTGACTTATGCTATGGCTCTGAAAAATCAAGACAGTTTGCGTGGGATATTTGCGGTGATACGATCATTAAAAACCTTTTAGAAAAACATAATCACATCCTTCGATACCCTTCTCATGTTAAAGATAATGGTCAGTTTGAATTTAACGGAGTTAATTTTGTCATGGCAGAACTTACAATCGAGGAGGACGAAGAATGATTATACTAAACGAAAGGGCTTATGCAGAAGATTGTTTAAGAAATAACAGAATGGATACAAAGCCATTTCAGACACTTGTAATAATTGCAAACTATTTTGCGCATGTAAAAAACTATTCCAGAGAAGAAATGTATTCTGCGCTTGTCGAATATTATTCTCTTGCTAATCCGAAAGAGTATTTTCAGAACAAAAATTTTTGGGAGAACACAATCGACACGATAGTTTCTAAGGCTGGTAAATATCCGCTTTATGAAATTGATGGTGTTTGGATAACCAATAATGAACTTGTAACAATCAACAAGATTGAAGGTGGTTCGCTAAAAAGATTAGCATTTACCCTTTTGTGTTTATCGAAACTGAACAACTCAAAGAACCCATCAAATAATTTTTGGGTAAACAATGATTATAGGGAAATATTTAAACTGGCAAGGGTTAATTGCAAAAAGAGAGAAAGATATATAAACATTGGTAAGCTATATCGACTTGGACTTATCGAAGTCGCAAAAAGAATTGATAATCTTAGCATTCGTGTGACATTCGCAGACACTACCAAAACTTATTATAGTCGTGACGATGGTGATTTGTTTGTGTCAGACTTTAGAGAGTTGGGTTATGAATATCTGTATGCCATGGGCGGCAACTTTATAAGATGTTCGGAGTGTGGAATATTAACAAGAGGGAATAAGAATGGTACAAAGAAGTATTGCAACAACTGTTCTGGATATATACCACAAAAAATCAAGACAATCTTTTGTATTGATTGCGGGAAATCTTTTAGCATTGATGCGAGAATAACAAATAAATGCAGGTGTGATGAATGTCAATCAATAGCCAATAAAGAAAGTAAACGGATGTGGAAACAAAAATATGACAAAAGTAGAAAAGCGTTTTAAAAGATGAAGTTATTTTGATGCTTATTAACTATACTATAATTGTATTATTAAAACCACAGTAAAATCGCATCGGTTTTTTATATATGGTATATATAGTATATATCATTCTCTGTTTTCTTTATCTTTTCTCTCTTCTCTTTTCAGCATACTCAGTGCGAGCCGTGCGCCGTATAGGGTATGCGAATCTGGTCTTGTGGTCTAACGGCTAAGACATGTGACTGTCTATCACAAGATCGGGGTTCGATTCCCCGCTTGATCGTTTCGGGGATGTGGCAGAGTTCGGTTTATTGCACCAGTCTTGAAAACTGGCAGGCGTGAATATCGCCTCTTGGGTTCAAATCCCAACGTCCCCGCGATAGGAGAACAGAGAATGGTTTATAAAGTATTATGCTTAGAAAACGGGAAACAGTTTTGGTTTATGGCACAAACGGCATATATCGCAATGCAGAAAATGATTTACTATTTAAACATTAACTGTCATGATAAAAATGCTGTCATAAACAAAACAATATCAGGTAAACACTTATACGTGTTTCATTCTGGTAATACATACGCAGTGAGAAACGGATAGGAGAATGATATGGCTAATTACTACAAACACACAAGAACTATTTCCGATTTGATTCGGATTAAAGGCACACTTTCAGAAGATGGAACAGAAATTATTTACGAAAAAGACCATGATGAATATTCAGCGGATGTAATGGATATATTAAAACAATTCGCCGGAGAACAGATAACATTTTGTATTGGCACAAAGGATGAAAAAGATTTAGAGGATTGATTTTCATGGTGGATTTCAATTTTGATAAACTGCCAGACGAAAATGAAGAACAATTTCTTTGGCGATTAGGGCAGGCAAAAGACAATGGTCTGCTTGATATTGATTGGTCTGGTATTGCGGATATAGTAAACAAAAATTTCAGAGATGATGAATCAGAATTTCGTAGTGAAGCAGCATACAGGAAACCTTATCAACAGGCTAAAAGATTTTTTGAAAACGGCGCATTTGGTCAGTACAAAACCGGAGAATCAAAATACATAAACGAATTACAAGACGCTAAATTTGAATTGATGAAAGAAAAGCAGAAAATGTTTGATGAACGTGCTGCGTTAAACAGACAGCTTCGCGCGCAGGCACGAACCGAAGATTTAATCGGTATCATCGAAAACAAGATTCAGTCAGTTAAACCATTAGAACTAAAATACCAAAGAAAGGAATTTACAGAATCAGACAATGATCTAATATGCCATCTGACAGATATTCATGCCGGAATATCTATCAACCATTGGTACAATACTTTCAATACTGAGGTTCTAAAGGAAAGGCTGGCAAGTTATCTTGACCAGCTTTTTGATATTCAGAGAAGGCATAATTCGGGAGATTGCTTTTTAGTAATTGGCGAAATTCTCTCCGGTTTGATTCATGAAACGTTACGGATTGAAAACAATGAACATGTTATAGAACAGTTTATTATCATTTCATCTTTGCTTTCAGAAGTGATTGCTGAAATCTCAGGAATGTTTAACAACGTATTTGTTTTTATTACACCAGGAAATCATTCAAGAGTGATTCCTAACAAAGAACATGCTTTGCGTGGCGAAAACTTTGACCTGCTTCTACCATTCTACCTGAAAGCGAAGTTACAGAATTATAATAACATTTTTATACAGGACAATCTAAAAGACTGTGATGTGGCAATGTTTGACATTCGCGGTAAAAAGGTTATGGCTGTCCACGGTGACAAAGATACGCCTGAAAATGTTGTACAGAAATTCACAATGGTTTTTGGCATTAAGCCTGATATAGTGCTTCTTGGTCATAGGCATACAAATGCGTTAAGCACAGTTTATGACACAAAGATTATTCAGTCTGGTTGTGTTTCCGGATGTGATAATTATTGCCTTGATAAAAGATTAAAGAACCGTGCAGAGCAAACAATATCCGTAGTTGATGATTCTGGTTTGCTGTGCATTTACGATATAAAGATAGATTAAGAGAGAGATGTTGTATAGATGAAGAAAACAGAATTTGTAAAAGAATTATCAAAGAGAACAGGATTTACAAAATCAGAGTGTGAAAAGATTTTAGAAACTTTTAGGGAAATTGTTCAAGACACGCTATGTAATGGTGAAAACGTATTTATAAAAGGCTTTTTGACATTTGAGGTAAAAAATAGGAAAAGCCGAATGGGTTATAATCCCATCACTGGTAAACATGAACAATTTGAATCTGTAAAAACGGTTAATTGTAAAGTTGGGAAAACACTTAAAAATGCCGTTAAAAATTTTTAATGGAGAGAAGAAGAAACGATATATGGAAAATTTGATTTTTGATTCTTACGAAGATTTAGTGTTAGATTTAATAGATAATGTCACAGAAGATAGATACGCTTGTGCCATTCTTTTTTATACTGATGCTTGCAAACTGCTAAAAGAATTTGCGTCATTTGATGAAGTTACAATCGGTGATGTAGAACTGATTAGCGCAGAATACAATGGATACTCAAAGGAGTATTGTGTTTCTGTAGATAATGATTTACAGGTTAGCGTGTATCCGTTATGGCATGGAGATAATAAGTTTAGTAAGGCGGGGTATTTAGATATTGGTAAAGCCTATGTTTTGCTACACGGTGATGTAAATTCAATTATTCTCAAATCTGCCACTGAGTCTATTTGTAAAGAATTTGAAATAGATGAAAACGATTATTACGAAGAAGAAAACTGCATGTGTGGTTGCGATCTTATGGATATAATCGAATTCATGCTTGATATGTGATCTAATAATATTCATATAAAGTTCCTGTAAATATGTGGTAGATGTATTTACAGGAACAACCTCGTAGAGTGCGCGGTGTAATGGTTGCACACTTCGCTTGGGACGAAGGGGAGGCGTTCGATTCGCACGTATTCTATTGCAGGGTGCTCGTTCCAAAGGTCAGACGGCGGGTTCATGTCCCGTTACCATGTGGGTTCAACTCCCACCCCTGCTCCCATGGAGAGTAAATCAGAATGGTTCTGAGCCTGTCTGCTAAACAGTGCGCACAGAAATGTGTCTGCTTCGATTGCAGTGCTTTCCGTTTATGTACCATTAGTATAATGGCTCCATTATCTCTGACTTCCAATCAGAAGATGCCAGTTCGATTCTGGTATGGTGCTTTAGTTGAAATGAATAAATTATTTGATAGTAGAGGTATATGCATTGGCAAGATCAGAAAAAATATTACCAGTGCGCGAGGTGGAATACCGTTGTGATAAATGCCGACGTGTAGATAATACGTCAACGAACTATTATAAAAGTTATAGTCTGTTATATGATAACAACGGATATATGCCAATATGTAAAGACTGCCTTGCCACAATGTATAATAAATACCTTCTTGAATACAGGGATGTACACAAGGCTATAAAGCGAATATGTATGATGTATGATTTGTTTTATAAAGATAGCATTGTTGATGCGTGCCTTGCAAAAAAGAAGGGGACGCCGCCATTTGGCGACTACATGCGACAACTAAATATTGTTCAAAATAAAGGGAAATCCTTCGATAACACGCTATCGGACGGATTTCTTTTTGATTCTCCGGAAGGCGAAGATGATGAAGATAAACATATCGTCACTACAGTTTCGGAGAATGTACGGATGCGTTGGGGTTCCGGTTTTACCGATGCAGACTACAAACTATTAGAGGAACACTATAAGACACTGAAGAAGGCTAATCCGGATGTAGCAAGTAATCAGGAAATTCTTATCATGGATTTATGCCGTACTGAAGCGTTACGGGCAAAAGCATTTAAAAATAACGACATAGACAATTACGCAAAACTTTCTGAACAGTACAGAAAAACATTCACGCAGGCTGGGCTGAAAACAATAACTGACACAACGGATAATAACGATGAAAGCTGGGGATCGTGGATAGGATATATCAGTAAATACACACCTGAAGAATATTACAAGGATAAAGAGTTGTATAAGAACTTCGGCAATATTGGTGATTATTTCAAGAGATTCTTACTAAGACCATTAAGAAATCTGCAATTCGGAACTACTGAAAGAGACTCAGAATACTTTGTAAAAGATAATGATACATGAGTAGAAAAGCACCGAAGGGGATGGCTGAACTTGCAGATGAACGGCAGTTAGAATTATACAAAAAAATGCCGAATGGTCACTTTTTAAATAATCAACAAAACATGCACCACGTTCTTTTGTGGAACACATTTTTCAGGAGAAACCTTCATATATTTGCGCAGGATTTTCTCGGTATAAAGTTATATCCATATCAAATCATAATCCTATGGGTTATGAGTATAAGTAAATTATGTGTCATTATTGCATGTCGTGCCGCAGCCAAATCGTTAATCATTTCAATCTATGCAGTTTGCGCCTGTATATTACGCCCGTATTCACAGGTTGTTTTGTGTTCAGCGACAAAAGGGCAATCAGGATTGATTGTAAAAGATAAGATACAGAAATTCTTAATGTCCAATTATCCTATGGTTGCCAGAGAAATTGAAAGCATTAAAACGTCACAAGACGAAACATATGTAAATTTCAATAATAAAAGTCAAATCAAAGTTGTTACCGGAAATCAGAATGCGCGTGGTAACAGATCAACAATTCTAATCCGTGAAGAATTCAGGCAGATTGACAAGTATATTGAAGATAGTGTCATGTCTCCTTTTCAGGTTAATAGAAATGAAGTTCCTTATGTTACATCTGGCGATTATGAAAATATACCAGATGCAATAGATAAACCGGTTGACATATACATTAGTTCAAGTTGGTTAGATAACGGACATTGGATGTGGGGAATAGTTGACCAAGCATACAAAGAATTCTTGAAAGGTGATGGCAGTGCTACCCTTCTGGCATTTGATGAATCTATTGTTTTAAAACATAATATTAAGGATATAGATCAGTTACGCAAAGAAAAGAAGAAGCAAGATCCTCTTACATGGCGAATAGAATTCTTGAATGAACGTGTAAAAGAAAACACTGCTGCATTCTTTACATATCTGATGTTACAACAAAACCAGAATCTTAAAAAACAATTCTATCCGAGAAATAATCTCGATGTTCGTGTTGGAAAGAAAAACCCTTATGCTATTCCAAAACAGAACGGAGAGATTCGGGTTGTCAGTTGCGATATGGCTTTTATTGAAAATAAGAAAAACGACAATTCAATATTTTCGTGCGGAAGGTTTATACCAGAAGTCACGAAATATAGACGTGGAACAGACGAAGAAGATAAAGAAATTAAAAATGGTTACAGGGTAAAAGTCCCTTATATTGAATCAGTACAAGGTGGAGATACGACAAAACAAGCATTAAGGATAAGGCAACTGTATGAAGATTTCGATGCGGATTATATCGTACTTGATCTGCGGAATGCCGGGATTTCGGTGTTCGACATGCTTGCAAATATTATGTACGATGATGAACGTGATATAGAATATACTCCATTGACATGTATGAACGATGAAAACATTGCTAATCGTATAAAGTTTGAAGGCGCAGAGCCAAGAATATTTGTTATCAGTGCTTCACAAAAACTTAACAGCGACATTGCAATGAATTTTAAGCATTACCTTGTGGATAAAAAGATTGATCTTCTTGTTCCGTTCCAAGAAGCACAGGAAGAAATACTTTCCAACATTCCCGATTATGTAAATGCTCCAACGGCAGATGAACAGATTTTCTTTGAGGTTCCATTCCTCGAAACACAGGCTTTAATTTCTGAAACAACAGAATTAACTTACGAAAAGAAAGATCAGACTGGCGTTATTGTTATTCGTGAGCAAGGAGATAATCGAAAAGATAGATACACTTCTGTCTCATACATGTGTTACTTTGCAACAAAACTTGCACAGGATATGGATAAAAGTGATGATAGTTATGATGTAGGTTGTTATATTAACTAACAGGGGAGGTTGGTATATGCCTAATAATAAAGATAATACTACTTCCTCAAAGAGAAATCGAAGAAGTAAATATTACAAAAAACCTAAAACTTATGAAACATTTCAATCCGTAGTAGAAACACAGCCAGATACATACGAAGCAAATACATATAATTCATACAGAGTAAATTCATTATCATATGGGTTCGGATCTATGAATGTGTTTGATTTCTACAGTCAGGAACAATTAAAAGAGTTAGTCCGTGATCCCATGGGAAACAACCAGATACTAAGAGAATTATCACTGATTCTCTATGGTTGTAACGGAGAATACACAAACACTGTAGATTACATGGTCGCAATGCCAACGCTTGACTATGTGATCGTCCCATATGGCGAAAGTAAGCAGAAACGCAAAAGGAATAAAGCGTTGATGCAGGCGGCACTTAAAAAAATCAAACACAAAGAAATTGTGCGTGATGCGCTGTTTCGCGGGATGATTGATGGTGTTGCGTTCTACTATTTTGAAACCAACAAAAGACCATTATCGAATCAGAAAATCATGTCTGATTACGAAGTTGAACGGATAAGTGAAATTAACGAAGTTGGTATAAATGCTGCTATCGTTTCTTTACCGGTTAATTATACAAGGATTGTTGGTGTTAGAAATTCCTATTTCCAATTAGCTTTTGATTTATCCTATTTCGATAATTGTGAAGGAGAAGAAGCTAAAAAGAAATTAAGGAAATATCCTAAAGAAATTAGAGATGCTTATAACAAAGGGAATCATGAGCGTTGGTGTCTGCTTGACCCGACAAAAACAATAGTCCACAAGATACGAAGTGGCAGAGCGGAGCCGTGGGGTAGACCACTTGTTCTTGCCGCAATCAATGATATTCTGTATGGTGACTACTTCACAGATACCAAGCGGAATGTACTTGACGAAATAAACAATAGGATTATTTATCAGACATTCCCCGAAGGAAAAGAAAAAGGAAGAACTACTTTAACAGAACCACAGCAGAGAGCGCAACATACAAAAGTTAAAGAAGCTGTTGTGAAAAAGAATAATCGTGGCGGTATCTCGTTTTTCTCTGTTGCCGCAGGAACAAAGATACAGGCGATTGATGCGAGTAATACAGAAATCTTTGACAGTAAAAATGAAGCAGATCTTGGTGATAAGATAGCAAAAGATTTAGGTATTGCATCTTCGCTTCTTAATGGCTCTGGTAGTGGAAACTATTCTTCTCAGGTAAACAACCTTCAGCTTTTAAGTTCTCAAATTTTTCAATGGATAGATCAGATTGAGGAAGAACTTAATAAAGTTATAAACATAAATATTATCAAAGATAAAAAGAACCGTGTTGAATGTAAATACATTCATACAACTTATGTAAACCAGAAAGAAATGGTTGGATTTGCAAAAGACTTGTATTTACAGGGTAAAGGTTCACTATCTCTTTGGGCGAGTGCTGCCGGAATATCACCGGATGTTTTCTTTGCCATGCTTGATCAGGAATTTGAAGATGATATTGAAAATAAATATCCAGTACACAAAACAAGTTTCACAATGAGTTCAGATGAAAAACAAACTGGCAGACCAACAGACGATGATAGCAACAATTATAGTACGCTACAAACAAAAGCGAACAACACAAATAATGTGCCTGCACCAAGTACTCAATAAAATGACAATTTCATTTACCATCTTAATATAACAAGAGGGCGGTTTTTACTGTCCTCTTTTTTATATACAAACATTCAATAGGGGGAAACTGAAATGAAATGTTTTGAACTATTTAGCCAGAACGGACGAAGGCATTTCAGGCTTATTCTCCATGAAATCTATCCTGATTCGTGCGTAGATGAATCTAATGGCGTCGGAACGCAGTATAACGAAAACGGTATCACATGGATTCGTGAATACTGCGAAGCGGCTTTACCTTCTATACAGGGTATGAGTTTACGATGCGAATTTCTTGACGAAGAAAGGACTTCTCTGCATGGTCATGGAGAAACTGGTACTAAAGACAATCTTCCCATTTTTGAAGATGCAACAATGATCGGTTACTTCGAGCGCGGATATATTGAAGATATTGAAACCGAAGAAGGAACAAAAACATTTTGTATCGGGGAAGGTACTATTGACGGATTATGTTATAGCAATTTCACAGAGAAATTAGATAACGACATTAAGAACGGCGACGCGCCATTTGGTAGTGTCGAGATCCTAAAGACTGGTGATAATCCTTCTATCATATATAAATACGGATATAAGGAAACAGGACGTATCCCTATGATATTTGAATATTCCGGATATGCTTTGCTAAACGTAAGACCTGCTGACAAAACAGCAAAAATTTTAGAATTAAATAACTCTAATCAGGAGGAAATAACTATGGGTGAGAACGAAATTAAAGCAATCGTGGCTCAGACAGTTGCCGAAATGAACGCTTCTGCGGACGAAATCAACAAGATTAAGGCTGACTATGAGAATGAGATTTCTAATCTGAAAGGAATTATCTCAGAGAACGAACGTTGCACAGAGGAACTAAACAGCCGTATTGCTGAACTGGAATCAAAGATTACTGCGCTGACAGAGGCGAATGATGCTCTGACCGCTGACAAAGAGGCTGCGGTTAGCGAAGTGAACCAGATTAAAGAACAGCTTGAAACTGCTCAGAAGGAACAGAGAATTGCTGAACTGAATTCTGCGATCAATGGATTCACCGATGAACAGCGTGAGTATGCGAAGGATGCTATTGAAGCGTTTAATGAAAATCCTCTAACAAGCGAAATCAATTCTGTTGTTCAGATTATCGAAGCCGGAATCGGAAGGAAGTATTTAGATCAGGTTAAGGCCGAATCAGAGCAAGAAGATGATATTGTCGAGGATATTTTCTCTGAAATCAACCAGAAGAACGGCGCAGAGGATGATGTTGACATCTTCTAATTATATTGGGAGGTAAGGTGCTATGACTTTTTCTAACTTACACAGCATCGTTGAATTAGACCAGATACATTTTGTAAACAATGCAATGGTATTTCTATTACCTCTCGCGTTGATGGGATTTGATATTCTTACCGGACTTGCGAAAGCGTGGAACTTCGAGGATTTCAAGTCAAAGAAAATGCGTTCAGGTCTGACTAAAAAAATTGGCGAGATTGCCATTCTTGTTATTGGTGAACTGTTCCAGTATTCATTAGGCCTGTCGACATATATTATGACATGTATTTCTATGTATATCGTATTTATGGAACTTATGTCGAACGTTGAAAATCTGAATGCGATTGGCGTTCCGTTACCTGCGTTCCTTACTAAAGTTTTACGTCAGGTTGATGATAGTTTACAGAAAGATGACATAAAGGAAATCGCAGAAAAACTTGAACAGTTAAAAACTGGTGAATGATATGAGTTATACAAATAGTTCTTTAGCAACTTATAAGAAATTAAGTCCTAACCACTCAGGGCAAAGAACGCACAGCATTGATAGGATTTCACCGCATTGTGTTGTCGGACAATTATCAGTTGAAAGCCTTGGCGGTATATTTGCAAAGTCATCATATCAGGCATCTTCTAACTATGGAATTGGAACCGATGGAAGAATTGCTTTATATGTTGAAGAAAAGAATCGAAGCTGGTGTACGTCAAGTAATGAAAACGACCAACGTGCGGTAACTATCGAATGTGCTTCAGATACAAAAACGCCATACTGGATGAACGACAAAGTATACTCTTCTTTAATCAAATTATGTATTGACATTTGTAAAAGAAATGGGAAGAAGAAACTGATCTGGTTTAATGATAAGAATAAATCTTTAAGTTATAAACCAAAATCAGACGAAATGATAATCACTGTACACAGGTGGTTCGCAAACAAATCGTGTCCGGGCGAGTGGTTATACAGTCGTTTAGGTGATGTAGCAAATAAAGTTACATCTGCACTTAACGAATCTAATACAGAAACAGAACAAACAGAGGATAAGAAAGAAACCACAGAAAAACCAGTAGAACAGATTGATAATATAGATGATCCCGAAAAGGTTATATGGAACTTTCTAATTAGCAAAGGGTTAAACGAATATGCCGTTGCCGGACTTATGGGAAATCTTAAAGCCGAGAGCAATTTAAGATCGACTAATCTTCAAAACTCTTTTGAAAGGAAACTTGGCTATTCAGATGAATCATATACAAAAGCTGTTGACAGTGGAAAGTATAAAAATTTCGTTCATGATAGCGCAGGATATGGATTGGCACAATGGACATATTACACAAGAAAACAAAAATTGATTGACTATGCTAAATCTTGTAATAAGTCTATTGGTGATCTTTTGATGCAGTTAGAATTTTTATGGAAAGAAATTCAGGGTTATACATCTGTAATGTCTACGCTGAAAAATGCCAAAAGCATTTATGAAGCATCTACTGCGGTTTTAACTGGTTATGAAAAACCTGCCGACCAAGGAAGCTCAGTAAAGACAAGGCGTGCTGAACTTGGAAAGCAGATTTATAATAATCAAAAAAAGTCAAAGGATGAATCTCCTGTTTATTCTAAAGAAAATAAATACTCTGTGCAGGCTGGCGCATTTTCAAGTAAAACAAATGCACATAAACGAGCCAAGGCAATAAAGAGTAAATCAATCAATGCTTCTGTTGTGTTTGAAAATAATCTATACAAAGTTGTAATTGACTCTTATGCAACAAGAGAAGAAGCACAAAACATAATTGCCAAGCTGGACAGCTATGGTATTAAAGCTGTTTTAAGGTAGGAGTAATGATATGGCTAATGCACTTATTTATAAAGTACAAACAGGTGCATTTGCATTAAAGAAAAACGCAGAAAAACAATCTGCAAGAATTATAGAGAAAACCGGGTTTAAGCCTATTATTAAAAAAGAAGGGGTTCTTTATAAGGTTCAGTGTGGTGCTTTTTCAAAACTTTCTAATGCGAATGCGCGAAAAGGTGCTTTGATTAAAGCTGGTTTTTCAGCGATAATTATTGCGGTTGATACCAATGCAAATGTCACTCTTATTGACGAAACCCCAAAGGAAATATCAGAGGAAACAAAGATAAGGGTTTGGGCTGTTCACTTCTTTGATGAAGACGAAAGTCAGTATGGAGATTGTACGGCAATCATTGAATACAATAGTGACGGAAAAATCATTCATTGTATTCTTATCGACACCGCAAAATCAACTTCTACTGCTGTTAAGAAATTAAAATTAGCAGGAGTTACTACTATTGACGCTATAGTTATTAGTCATGCACACGGAGACCATTATGGTGGACTGACTAACTTTTTAAAATACTTTTCTGTAAAATCTCTTTATTTGCCGGATACTACAGAACTTGACAAGTATCAAAAATCTTATGGCAATGCTTTAAGGAATCAGGAAAAGAAAGCAAAGAAAAAGAATATCTATTGTGAATATCTAAAAGCGGGAAAAGGATTTGCTGTCGGTGATAACATTCGCTGTGATTGCATCTGGCAGATGCCTGCGTCTGCTGTTTCTGAACATGACAATCATCATTTTGTAAACAATGAGTCTATCGTACTTGTATTTACTATAAATGATACGTGGAAATTCCATACGGCAGGTGACTTACAGAATCCTGGGAATAATGCTTTGATTAAAGCTATTCCAAACTTAAAAGCTGATATCTTCAAATGTCAATGGCACGGTGATGCAAACGCAACCAATGAGAGAATTGCCAAAGCTATTTCTCCCAAGGTTGCATTTTCCAACTATCATCATAAAGAAGGATCTGGTCGTGGGACAACAAGAAAAAGACTTGAAGCTACAGGGACTTACTTTATGCGCAATGCCGAGGATGGAGATATTTACATGGACATTGAAGGTAACACAATGACGGTTACATGTTCTAAAAATAAGAGCAAAAAGGTGTTCACAAAATGATTGATTATAAAGTAATGCTTTCGACAAAAGCTGATTCACTTCCAATGGTATCTTCAAAGTGTTATTTGGCTATTGAACCAGAGGATTATTCAAAAGAAGAAATAGCGAAGCTAAAAAGAAAAGGTTATACACTTCTTGGATATATTTCTCTTGGTTCTGTATCCGATGAAAGAGGATACTACAAAAAGCTAAAACCGTATACTCTCAAACAACTTGAAGATTGGGAGCATGAAAAATATCTTGATGTTCGTAAAGATGCTGTCAAGGATTGGGCTAAAAAGCGTGCCAGAGAAATAATTGCCATGGGCTTTGATGGCTTATGGGTTGATAATCTCGATGTATATGAGTATTACAAATCGCCAGAATTGTTTAATGCTATCGTAGAGGTATTAAATTACTTCAAAACCATTTGTGGATATGTCATGATAAACGGCGGTTCCGTGTTTATTAGTGAACTTGTTAAAAAGAGTAACATACTATATAAAATTCAGCTTGGAGCATTTGGCGTTAAGAAAAACGCAGAGAATCTAAAAGCAAAAGTCCTTAAAAGCGGGTTTAATGCAGTAGTAGTACAAGATGGTATTTATTACAAAGTCCAGATTGGTGCGTTTGCAAACAAAGATAATGCGAATGCAAGGCTCAAACTGGTAAAAAAAGCCGGATTTAACGATGCAATTATTGTTGAGAAAAAAGTAAATTACAACTGTGTTGATGGATATACACAGGAAGAAGTATTTTCTTTGATTACAAGTTATTCAGGCAAGGGAAAGTTTGGCAAACAATCAAGTAAAGATAGTAAATATTACAGAGAAGTTTTAGCTACAGCGAACAAACATAACATAAATACTTTCCTTCTGGAATATACAAGAGATACAGATTTAAAAGAAAAGATTATATCTTACTGTAAAAACAATGGTATCACAGGTTGTTGTGTTTCAGAGGATGTTAATTTATGAGCATAGAGCTTCGTCAGATCTGACAGCTATGCAAATATATATAAAGGGCGTAAAACCGCCCATGAAAAGTAAATGACGCATATGGCGTCTTTTTTTTATATGGAGGAAACATAAAATGATTAAAGTTGAGACTTTAGGGATGCTTGATATTGCAAAGATCAACCCTGTCCTTACATCTTCAAGCGATGTTAAGAATAATGATTTCCTTGTTGATAATGGCATTACTTATGTAATCATGAATGATATTCATGGCGATGACGCTTATAAAGATGCTGTTACAATTAAGGCTGGTGAATATCTAAATGGATATGACGTATCTGCTTGGAACAACCAGAAGCTTGTTATTGATGAAAAGCATATTGCATATGCTTCACAGAAAGATTATAGCGATCTTGTTGTTGAAAACCTTGCCACTTCTACAGATGGAACTATGCTGAAAGTTGCTTCTTCTGGCGGCAAGCTTGAAGTAACTGATACTGCTCCTACTTCTGGTGTTTATTTTGTTGTGACGGATAAGGTTACTCTAACTGAAAAGGCTATTAAGGTTAGAGTTGTCACTGTTGACAAAGATACTGTTAGTGGCTGATAAGAATTAAAATTATTCTGGAGGTAATATAAGATGAATACTACTTACGAATTAAATAACCTTCGTAAAGATTCTGACTACCTAAACAGGGAGATGCGTGCAACTTCTATCGTGTCCGAGGTTTTCTCTGCTATGGTTAAGGGTCAGGAAGTTGGTGCTATTAAAGGGGCTGACAAGGCTGTTAAGTATATTAAGGAACTTGGTGTTCGTGCGGAAAACGGCGACTTTACTGCTGTTGCCGAACTGAATACTCTCCGCAGATTCGTTATCGAGGCTCCGCTTCTTCAGGAGATGAAGATGCTTTCCATCTTCGGTAGTTATCAGGCGGTCGGCTTTGATGAAACTATCGAGCGTGAAGTTTACAAGCATGTTGGCGAGAAGTCTCGCGAACAGGCTGCTGGTGGAGATGTTGTTTTCCCCGCTATTGTTAAAGAAGTTTATCCCGTTCCTACTTTCACCATTTCTGGTGGATATGCTGTGGATTATCGCCGTGTGGCATTAGGTGATATGTCCAAGGAGAACGAAGGAATGGAGCAGGTTAGGATCGACATTCGCAATAAGGCTAGCCGTGCTATCATCAAGAAGATTTACACTGCGATTCACAACGCTACCGGTGTAAAGTATGCGTTCGAGAATGCCGGTCTTACAAAGGCTGGTGTTGATGGTGTTCTTACAAAGATTCGTCGTTATGGTCGCCCTACTGTTATTGGAGACTACGCTATTCTGTCTCAGTTCATTCCTTGGGCTGGGTATGTAGGTTCTATCAATTCTACTACTATTACAGGTATTTCCGAGGCTCAGATGAATGAGATTGCTCAGAATGGTCTGCTTGGCATGTACAACGGTGCTGTTCTTGCTGAGATTGATAACCCTTACGACGAGACTACCCTGAATGCTGCTGGTACTGATTTCGAGACTATGCTTCCTACTGGTCTTGGTTTCATCATTCCCACTGGTGCGCAGTCTCCTGTTGCTACTTATACCCGTGGCGGTCTAACCTCCTTCACTGGAAATAATGTGAAGAATGGAAGAATCGAAACCAGGTTTGATCTATGTGTTGGTGTCGATATTGCCAAAGATCAAGAGTATAAACTTGGTATGTTCTATGACACGAACCTTAATGGCTTAAACTAAGAAGTATATTTACAAGTTTGCGAGATAATTACTTGCCACTTGGGATTGTGGAGAGTCGTATATAATACGGCTCTCCTTTCTTAATAGGATGGTAAGTTCATGTCAAGAAAATACACTCATGAAGAATTTGTTTCAGAAGTTTCTAAAAAGCATTCGCACATCAAAGTAATTGGTAGATATAAAGGCAAGAGAAGCAAAATAAAACTTCATTGCGATATTCACGATTATGATTTTGAAATAAACGCCGACTCGGTGTTAAAGTCTGTACATGGATGTAAATATTGCGCTATAGATTATGTATCTAATTGTGTTAAAAAGACAAATGAAAAGTTTTTAGAAAAAGTCAGCAATAATTTAAATGATAATGTCGTTATATTGGGCGATTATACTGGCTCTCATCCAAAAATAAAATGCAAATGCAAAAATTGTGGGAACATTTGGTATGCTTTCCCAGACGCTCTATATCATGGTAACGGTTGTAAAAAATGTGCAATGAAATATGTCCAAAATTATAGGATAAAATAAAGAAAGATAATAAATTATCTTGAAGATAATAATGTTCGTTTTGAGTGGCAAAAATCATATGTCGATTTAGTTGGGCTTGGTGGAGGATTACTTTCTTACGATTTCTATATTCCAGAAAGAAATTTATTGATTGAGTATCAAGGAGAATTTCATGATGGTTCTGTTCCACATCAATCTTCTGCACAATTAAAATATCAAAAAGGACATGATAAACGAAAACGTAAATATGCTGAATCACACAGTATAGAACTTCTTGAAATATGGTATAGCGATTTTAATAACATAGAACAAATTCTTAAAGAAATACTCGCAGCTTAAAAAAATAAGGAGACAAATATGGAAAACAATAAATACTTTTATTGTTACTCTCTAAGACTATTCCATTATTTGTGCGCTTTTAACGAAAGGTGTTCTGATTCTAAAATCAATAAGAATACAAAAAACCGTTATTGGGTTTTCAAGAAATCAGATCGTTTAGATAAACTTATTACCCAATACAACAAAACAAAACATATGATATAAATAGTTGAAAACACATTTGAAAAATAGTTGAAATGAGGTATTCAGTATGGGAAAAACTGTAAATAGTAAAAACGAACAGCAGAGCGTGAAGGATGAACACGAAAATGACATTCCTACTCCTGTTGTTGAAGAAGAATATGTTCCTTTAAATCTTGAACAGCAGGTTACTGTGCGTAGTATCGCCGGTTGGACAACTGGCTTTTCACGCCTTATAACAGTAGGTGACGTATCTATTCCGCTTCGTGGCGCAATCAGGCTTTCACGAAATGAGATTATTTCACAAGTTCATGCCGGAAATGCTTTACTTGCCGGAGTTGACGGTAAAGGAAATCACGCAACTTTAATCATTGAAGATGATGCGACGCTTAAAGAATTAGGTTTCGAGGAGGCTATTCAATTCAGTGATAAAGCTGTTAAAAAGGTATTTGGTATTAGCGATCAGAGTGCTTTTGAAGATAGCCTAAAAGAAACAATCGTCACTCGCGCCGAAAAGTATGCGCTTATGGTTTCAATTGTTAAGCAGAAACTAAATGACTATAGCAAAATTCGTTTCTGTGAAGAATATACTGGCTATAAATTACAGAATGTAGCAAAGGACGAAAAGAATTCTCTATAAGAGGATAATCAAATGGGAACAAGTGCAAACGAAGTTTTTGACAGTTTTGACAGTTCTTTTCGTGATAAAGAAGTAATTCCAGATGGTTTAAAAAAAGTATGGCTTAAAAAGGCAATTGCACGATATTCTATTGAATTATCTCCTATTGAGTTTGACGAAGAAACAATGTCTTTTGCAGAGCAAATAGATCGTATTATCGTTGATACTCTTGCCGCATATATGAAACAATACTATCAGGAAAGAGAAGTATCAAAAGTAAACAAACGCGTATCCATTGTCGGAAAAGATTTATCTATTGATGGTGGCGGTCATTCTAAAACAGCCGCCAGAAACGAACTTGAATATGACGCTTCTAAGTCCGACTATATGGCATTTATTCAAAAGTCAACGGCATATATCTAAGGTGGTGATAACATGGCTACAGAGTGGTATTTATTAAAATCACCTTATTCACAGACAAGTGGATTTGAAGATGAAGTCCTCGATTTTTCAGACGATGCTTTTCTCGAAGCGTTAGATACCGGCATTGGGATAGATGTTGATTATTGCAATCCTGATCTTTCCGTCTGTGCGCCTATTCGTGCGATTGTTCAGAAAAATGTTCAAGATACAAAACTCCAAACATTTACCAGACATTTATTAACACCTATTGGCACATGTAAGGCGGGTAATTATATTAAATATAAAAACCGTTATTGGCTAATTGCCGGATTAGTAGATGATAATAACATGTATGAAAAAGCTGTGTTGCAGTTATGCAACTGGAAACTTACATGGGTAGATGATAATGGTAATGTCATCGAAAGATGGGCTAATGTACAGTCTGCATCACAATATAATAACGGTCAGAGAAATAACCGTTTTTATACACTTCGTACAGACCAGCTTTTAATTTGTTTGCCAGATGATGATGATAGTTTGCTTTTAGATGAAGGTAAACGATTTATTATTGACAGGCGAACAGAAGTCTATAGCAAAACAATAGATAGTAATGTTACATCTTCGACAAAACATAAGTTGATTGTCTATCAGGTTACAAGAAATGACAGCGTTGAATATAACTATATAGATAGCGGTCATAATGAAGTCCTTGTAATACAAGACGAACAAAACGAGAATGACGGATATTATGTCATTGACGGAAAAGGATATTGGATTTGCAAAGAAGGGAAACACACTTCTATTGATAATATTCCAAAAAATCCAATAGAATCAATTTCTGCTACGGCTGAGATTATCAGTGATGATAATAAATTATATGTTGGTTTAGGAGCATCTGAATTTACTGCCATTTTCTATGATGAAAACGGGCAAGTGATTGATAAAACGCCTGAGTGGAATATTGTCTGTAATTTTTCTGACAAGTTAGAAGTAGACTATATAAATAATACGATTTGTATTTCTACAAATGATACTTCCATACTTAATAAATCATTTGAACTATCTTTACTTAATGATGGTGACTGTTCAATGACTGTTAATGTTGTTGGATTGATTTAATAAAAGAGAAGAAAATGGCAGTTAAAAAAAAGAAAACAACAAAAGAAGTTGGGGAATTCAAAATCAATATAAACAATGCTTTATTGAAAAGTTCCGAAATCCGCAAGATGGTTTTAGACACTACAGGAGAAACGATTGATAAGGAGACTCTTAAACTTTTCAAAGAACATGTCATGAGCCATTTGTTTATAGATGACACGATTAAAGATAAATCAACATATATTTTCTATGATGTTGTTGTCCCAGGCTTTAGAACACATACAAAAAATGTTCATGTAATAGTGTATGCTATTTGCCATCGTGATATTTTAGAAAAATACGAAAGCGAGTCTTATTGCGGGAATAGAGCGGATATTCTTTCACAGATGATCGAAGATGTGCTTCTTGATGAATCTGTTGTGAATGAATTTGGTATAGGCAATATCGAACTGATTGATCTTGATATATATAACTCCGTAACATTCTATGGACGCATTATGACATTTGAAGTTCACAACTTTAGATGAGGCTTGATTACTTTACACTGTTATGTGATAAACCAATAAATATTTCCATCGGGCGATTAAAAGCCCCGACATTAGATGATATTGGTAATATAACATTTACTGTATTTGGCAAATATACAGTATATCTAAAACTTACTCCAAGTGAGTATTATAAAACAATCAATAAAGAACAGAAGGAATTATTTTGGGATTATCTCACAGAAGAACAGCAGGATGGTTTTTCGTTATACGATTTGATTCTTGTTGAAGATGATGTTAGAGATACATTCGTTGAAATATTTAATTTCTTCTTTATCGAAAAGATTATCTTTCGGGATAATCTTTTTTATATTGTCAATGTGGATAAAGAATCGCCAGACGATTTAGAACTCACGGTTGACAACGTTATAGGAGTTATCAATCCTGCAAACATTCTCGATGTGGTTGATCTTATTCAGCAGATATGTTGTCTTAAAAGTGATGACCCACTCGATGAAGTAAAGCCTAAGTTTAAAAACAAAAAGGCTGAAATGCTATATCAAAGAATGCTTAAAGCGAAGCAGGAGCAGGAAGAACAAGCGGCTAAAAAGAATTCAGTCAACATGCAGCTTGCAAATATTATTTCTGCTACGGCGGCAAAAACACCAGGATTAAATATCATAAACATCTGGCAATTAACAATATTTCAGCTTTATGACCAATTCGGAAAAATTCAGAATGATGATATTCATTATATGAATAGTGTTCGTGTTGCCGTATGGGGAGATGAAAATAAACAATTCGACCCGTCGCTTTGGTATAAAAATAACTACAACAAAGAAAGAAAGAACGACTTAATTTAAGTCATATTAGGAGGAAACAATTATGCCTGATCTTAATAGAGCCAATCGTCAAGCGTGTGACGTTGATATTCGTGACTATAAGACAAAAGCACCTTTTCTGTTTTTAGATACTGCGAATACTACTACTGCCGGGCTTTCTAATGATAGTGTTTGGGCGAACAAGAAGGGTACTCGCGCTATCTCTTTCCAGAATCCGATTGAAGGAACTCTAACTGTCGAATGCCAGGTGTATCCTTTTAAGCTGTTTGCGCTTTTCAGCGATAATACAATTGAAAGCACAGCGACGTTTGCTGTCCATAAGAAAATCAAATGTACTACTGCTGGCGAACTAAGTATTGCCGACGCTGTTGCTGGCACTGTGTTCGTTTATGCTGTTGGTGACTATGGCGGGACTGCTATTGCTGGTTCATATGCTTCTGGTAAATTCACACCTGCAACTGCCGGAGATATTGCGGTTAACACCGAATATGAAGTTGGTTATCTCGTGACTAAATCAACTGGCGTGCAGAAGGTTTCGTTCAACAACAAGAAAACACCCAAGGACTGCTTTATTACTTATAGCACTTTAGACAAGGATGAAGAAGGTACATTAACACCTTTCATCGTTACTGCTTATAAAGCGTCTATCCAGAGGAACTTTGAACTCTCCTTCTCTTCTGAGGGTGATCCTGTTTCAATTACACTAACATTCGATCTTTCCGAAGATAAGAATGGTGATGTTATGGATATTATCGAGGATGCTTCAGAACTGTCATAAGTTATGAGAGCAAACGAGGTGTCGTATGATTAAAGAATGTCAAGTTATTTTAAATAATGAAGCGGTTTCTGTTGTCAAGTTTGATGACGTAGAAGTTCAGATTCCTTCCGTTGGCAAGGATACAAAAACCGTATGTATCAAATTCGACAATGGGAAGTATTCTGTTGTCGATCATACGGAGTCTGAATATGAAGAAGAAATTCTCACAGAATCCGCAGAAGTAAAAGAACCTGCGGAGGCAGAAAATAAAAAGGAAACAATCAAAATGAAGAAACGCATAAATGCGAATGAGCAATAAGATTGTATTGAGTTTATAAATTTAGAGGGGTAATACTTTACAATCTGTATTGTATTACCCCTTATTTTTTTGCGAAAGAGGAAGAACAAATGATAAAGAAAATGATAGATTTTGATTCATTAGAAGAAGCTATTGGATGTTATGGCAGAGAGAATCTTGTTGCCATTGATAATTTGAAACAGGCAATCTTTTATATTAAATGCGGCTGCCAACCACGTTTTGTATGGGAAAAAGAGAACTACCCAGGGAAAGTTTCATTTTGGTTTTTAAAGACTGAAACTGCATTCATTTACAAAAAGTGGAAAGATAGCTGCCAGAATAAAAAATAATGGCTAAAAATGTAGGAAAAATGTTCGAGCAGGATTTTTCAAAATCCGCTCCTATATATGTAGGAATTTTACGGATACCGGACGCAGCGCAGTCATTCGGGCATAGCACATATTTAAGATTCAGTAAAAAGAATCCATTTGATTATCTTATGTGGAATCCGAAATCATATACATTATATGCGTTAGAACTTAAAACGGTAAAAGGGAAGTCAATATCTTTTGAGAGAAGCAAAGAAGATAACGGAGAAATACATTTACACCAGATAGATGGTTTAGATAACTTCAATAAAGTTGGTCAGTGTATCTGCGGATTCATTATAGAGTTTAGAGAATTAGAAACAACAATCTTTTTACAAATAGATGAATTTATAAAACTGCGCGATACTATAACAAAGAAAAGTTTTACATTAGCCGATTTAGATACTAATGGCATAAATTATATTGTTATTCCGCAGACATTGATTAAGACACATTACAGATATGATGTAGAGAGTTTTCTAATCGAAACAGGTTTACATTATATGGATAAGGAGAAAAAGGATGATATATAATGACAAACTTAGTATTGCAGAATACATCGAAACAGTGAATGAAATTGTGAGCAATTACTTTAATGACGAAACCGGAGAATACTATCCGCAGTTTGGAAATCTATACACTGTGTATTTATTCTTTATGAACTGCGTTGAATCCGAAGAAGGTGACGTTGTTACAAAAGAATCTGTTTCAACCGTAGACGAAGATGGTAACAAAAATATCAACTTCACTGAACTCCAAAAACTATTCGATGATCCTGTATTTATAAAAAAATACAATGAAGCAATCAATAAGAATTGCAATTTCGCTTTAGACTTCTGCTCTGCCAGATGGGATGCATTGAAGATTATTGACAGTAAACTTTCAAACGCAAATGCTTTTGCTATTGCTATTTCGTCTGCACTGAAAACTGTGTTAGATGCTTTTCGTGATAGTTTTTCTGATGAAAGCATTAAAACTATGGCAGACATTGCACAACAGATAAAAGATGGAAAACTGTCCGAACAGGCAATTGTTGAAGCATATGAAAAGTCAGATCGTTTTACCGCAAAGACAAAAGAAGTTGAAGATGAAAAAATAATTCGTCTACCGGAAAGAAGGGTTGAAGAATAATGGATGCAAGAAGTATGGGTGAACTCGAACAAATGCTTAGACAACAGATGTTAAAAGCAATGAATATTGTTCAGGCGCAGGCGTTAGCAGATATGTATGATGAAGTTGGTAATTTCTATACCGTAGGAAATCCGACTATATATAAGCGAACCGGCACACTTGGTAGTTCTCCGAGAACTACTACTCCTTACTTAATGGGTAATACCGTTGGATTTCAAGCATATCTTGAACCTGGTTCATATACAGTTCCAAACCCTGATTTCACAAGCAGAGGATATGCAAGTTACTTTTCGCCAATGCAAGTATTAAACGCTGCTGAATATCATTTTGCGAATGTTCGTGGTCGCCCAGGATTCTGGAATAGATCACAACAGAAATTTGAAAAAGATTTGCGTAATACAATGTCAAGTTTCTTTAAATAAAAGAGGTAATTAATATGGGAAGTAAATTATATAGGGTTCAGGTTGGTGCTTTTAAAAGCAAAGAGAATGCCATGGCGAAGGTGAAAATGTTAGATGATGCTGGGTTCGGTTCAATTATTATTGAAACAGACGGATTGTACAAAGTACAGGTGTGATCATTTTCTATTAAAGAGAATGCAGATAAGAAACTTTCATCTTTAATCAAGGCAGGATTCAAAGATGCTTTTATTTCTGTGTATACTGTGAAGCTAAAAGGCGAACTTACAAAACCGAAAGAGATCCCTGGCTATCAAAAAGTAATTAGCGAACTTGGAAAATACTTAGATAGTAAATCTGCAAGAAAAGATGTTATCAATAATTTCAATGAGTATGCTAAACACGTCGGCAAGATTCGTCTACGCACTAACGAAGATTCACTTTGCTCTGAAACTGTTATTTCTGCTTTTTGGAAAGCTGGTTTAATTGATTTAATCGGTAAAGGATGTACTGATTGCAGCAGCCTTAAAAGCAATGCTAAGAAGTTAGGTATTTGGCATAGCGGCAGTTCAGGAATTAAAGCAGGCGATATTGTGCTTTATGGTAAAGAAACGCCTAATCATACAGAATTTGCCATTGACAGAACGTATAACATTTCCGGTCAGTATAAAGATGGTAGAGTACATAAACGGAAAAGGTACGGTCGGTCAATCCACGGATATATCAGACCTAAATATTCATAAAGGGGGTAATTTAAATGGCAGCGAAACAACCGAAAAAAAGTGAAGGGAGAAGCACTGTCTATAACGATATTACTTCTCCCGAAAAAATGAAACAGGTCAATCCAGACAACATACAACTCGAAAAGGATTTTTTAGATTATCTTATTTCGATTGATAGGGCAAAGTCTACCATTTATCAGTATGAGCATAACTTGCATATCTTTTGGGTATGGAATTTAGATAATAACAAAAATAAATTCTTTACAGAAATGAAAAAGAGAGAGTTTTCTAAATTCCAGAGTTATGCAATCAACGAATGGGGCTGGTCGCCAAAACGTGTGCGGACTGTTAAAGCCACAATATCATCATTAAGTAATTATATCGAAAATATTCTTGATGATGAATATGAGGGTTATAAACCTATTGTCAGGAAGATTGAATCTCCTGCGGATGAAGCAGTTCGTACTAAATCAATTTTTACATTAAATGATTTGCAACTTCTTTTAGATCAACTAATTGAAGATGGCGAATACATGAAAGCGTGCGCATTATCTATGACGATGAACAACGGAAGGCGCAAAGCGGAAATCCCAAGGTTTAAAGTACATTACTTTGATTCAGCAAACCTTATTTGTGATGGTGCGCTTTACAAGTCGCCGGAAAAGATCGTTACAAAAGGACGCGGCACGCGAGGGAAACTATTAGATGTTTATACGCTTGCAAAACCTTTTAAGCCTTATTTTGATTTATGGATGGAAGAAAGAAAAAGGTTGAAAATCAAAAGTGAATGGCTTTTCCCAAAGTATGAAAATGGCAAATGGCGCGATAGCCCCATTGACATTTCTACTCTGGATTCGTGGAGTCGGTCTTTTTCAAAGTTAATGAAACGTCCATTTTATTGGCATAGTTTAAGACATTATTTCACAACTAAATTAGCTGAATCAAATCTGCCAGATAGTGTTATTCAGGATATTATCGGGTGGAAAAGTACCGACATGGTACGGATATATGATGACACATCTTCTGATGCGAAGTTAGACAAATACTTTGGCGCAGAAGGAATTAAAGACGTGAAGCAAGCGTCGCTAAAGGAATTATAAAGTGTTTACTAAAATCGCCCAATAGACATGGCGATTTTTTTAATGCTTCATAGGAGGAAAATGCATGGACTTTAGGGCGATTATACTTGCTGAACTTGATACTGCAAATGCGCAAAGTCAGTTAAATAGTTTTATAAGTCAGGCGCAGGGAACACCAATACAGATTCCGGTTAATCTAAATAACATGGGGCAACAGGGATCGCAGGCTGGTGCTTCTTTCGCAAACTCATTTAATAATGCTTTTAACGGTGGTATGAAGGTTGGCAAAAATGCCACTGTTACCTTTAATAACATAACAAGAAATATCCAACGTCAGCAAAGGCAATGGACTGCATCAATCAATAGCGCAAAGATTAACACATTTGATAATCAAATAACAGCATGGGCGAGAAATAATTCTAAAGCTATAAATGCTGTTATGCGTGATGGTTCGCAAACTTACGGTCAGGCAATGTCAGATTATCATAGGCAGATTAATGATCTAATGTCTGACATAAACGCAAATGGCGGTGTAATTACACAAGGGCATCAAAGTACGTTTAATAGTATTAGAGATGGTTTCCGTGAATTACAGTCAGAAGCAAGAGCAACTGGGAACGTAGGGAAAACATTTGGCGAACAGTTTACATCTTCTTTTAGTAATATTGCAAAATTTGCGGCATCGTATATTGGGATCCGACAAGTTTTTAATACTATTCAAGATGGAATTAAAACTGTAAACGAACTTGATGATGCACTTGTTGATTTACAAAAAACATCAACCGCAACGCCACAGCAGTTGAATAGCTTTTATAAAGAAGCGAATGATATTGCGAAACAGTACGGAACAAGTACGAGACAAGTTATCCAGGGGGCTGCGGATTGGTCGAGGCTTGGATATAACCTGGAAGATAGTAAAACCATGTCTAAACTATCTTCACAGTTTGCGGCGATTTCACCGGGAATGGATGTAGAGCAATCAACATCATCACTCGTTTCAACGATGAAGGCTTTTGGTATTGAAACGAATGACGTGCTTGATGGAATCATGAGCAAGGTAAATATTGTAGGTAAATTTGTTGCCTAAACATATGGTAACATATGGAGTTTTACTCAGTAGACAACTATATCGGTTAAAAACCAGAGATGGTTGAGACCGAGGAAAGATACTATGTTTATATTTTCTCTTTTAAGAGGAGTTTATATTAAAAGAGAAAACTTAGTTGGAAGAAAGTTTGGGAAATTAACAGTAACGGAGATGTTGTACAATTATAAAGGAAGCGGAAGAACCAAGTGTTTATGTTTATGTGATTGCGGCAATACATGTATTAGAACAGCATATTCATTAAAAAAATGCGAACTTTCATCGTGCGGGTGTGATAGGAAAGAACGTGCAAAGAAAGTATTTGGCAAAGATATAAATGGTAAACGTTTTGGACGATTAGTTGTTTTAGAAACATTTTGGGAACTAAACCCGATAAAAGTAAAATGTAAATGCGATTGTGGTAATGTTGTCATTCTTAGGAAAGGTGATGTGCAGAAAATGCACACACAATCTTGTGGATGTTTACAAAAGGAGAATACTTCCAAAGCGAATGATGTAGATCATACAAATAAAGTATCTGACTATGGTATAAAAATCATTTCTAAAAGTCATAAAAACAATTTAGATCAATGGTTATGGAAGTGCAAATGTGGATATTGTGGTAAAACATTTACAGATATTCCTGCGCGTATTTTAGGAAACCATGTACGATCTTGTGGCTGTCTAAAAACGTCTTCGAATGAATTGTTTATTAAATCAATACTTGATGAACATAACATAAAATATAAAACACAATATACATTTCCAGATTGTAAAGGATATACAAATTATCCATTATATTTTGATTTCGCAATCTTTAATAATGATAACTTATTATGCCTCATAGAGTTTGATGGGCAACAACATTTCTTCCCAAATGATTTATTCGGTGGAAAAGAAGAATTTGTTAAGACAAAAGAAAGAGATGAAATGAAAAATAAATATTGCAAAGATAATAATATAAAATTATATCGTTTCCCATATACGATAAATAATATAGAATTAAAAAAGAAAATAATAAACATAGTAAATCCGTAGAGACTGCCAGATATATATGGTAACATATATGTTTAAGTTGTCCACCCTAATTGGGCGTAATATACAGTCCGAACTCTCTTATGAGACTTTCATGTAAATACATGATCGCCACGATATAATCAAAACAAATAAAACGTGGGAGGTAGCCAGAAATGACTACCCGCCATAGAAATATGGTCAGTAGGCATAAGCCGAAAGTAACAGACTGAACTCATTTGCCTTGTCGAACGCAGATGTTATGACCGCTCTCAAAAATTCTTCTGCTTCAATGGCGGCTGCAAATTCAACCTTTGAAGAAACAGTTGCGTTAATTACAGCGGCGCAGGAAATCACGCAAGATAGTTCTAAGGTGGGTAATGCTTTAAGAACAATAAGCATGAGATTACGCGGCATGAATGAAGAGACTGAGGAACTTGATGGCGAACTCGTAACAATTGCCGGTGATGTAAACGAATTAACCAACGGGAAAGTGTCTATCATGCTCGATCCAGATACTTTCAAATCTCCGTATGAAATATTAAAAGAAATTTCGCATGTGTGGGATGAATTAACCGATAAACAACAAGCTAATCTTGCCGAAAAATTATTCGGCAAAAACAGAGCTTCAATCGGTATGGCTATCATAGCCAATTTCTCACAAGCAGAAGCCGCCATGGACAAAATGGCAAATTCTGCCGGTGCTGCCGACAAAGAGATGGAGATCATCACCAATTCAATCTCATACAAACTTAATGCACTAAAAGAAACCGGAACGGGTATATTCCAGAATCTATTTCAGCGCGATGACATGGGCGCAATAATAGATGGACTAACATCTGTTCTCAGCGTCATTGACGCATTCACAGATAAATTCGGCTTATTAGGTACTGTCCTCGTCGGCGGCGGTATCGCATTAGGCATAATGAACGTGGCTTAACCCAAAAGCGCGGGTAAATAGCAGAGGTCGGCATAGTCAAGAACATACCAAAATGGCGGTATGAACAAGTCTATGGGTGAGCGTTCTAAAACAAATCACACAAAGAGGTAAATGCTGGGAAACTGGTTAAACCAATCATGCTACAACGTAGCCGGAAACGGCAGGCGTGAATGCTACGAAAGTAGAAAAAAATGATTGGCTGGCATAAGGTGATAGTAAGCCTAAGTGTCATGCGGCTTTTCGCAGATAGGATAACATCAGCAGGACGGGATTATTGATAGTCCAATCCTCAGAGACTACCCACTCTTTAAGTTGTTGCCGCCTTAGTGTAACAGCTTTTAATGTATAGTCCAAATGTAGAAACTTGCCTTCTTAATATGGTGCGCACAATATCTGCGTTGGCAAGATGATATTACCTGCGGTTTAATGGCTCCCAACGCCAACCGCAATTACCACAACGATTCACTGTTTTATTCGCACCAATGAAACCGGTAAAAACAGAAAACCCTCTTTTATCAGTTGTAACAGACGTTGAAAAACAGTGCGGACAAATAATCGGATTTCCACCATTAGTAACACTTTTAATTTTGTTATTTACATTATTATATTCATGTAACTTAGAAGGTGTGAATTCTATTATACATCCAACAGCTTCAAATTGCTTTGAAACAAAATCTAATGATTCGGACGTAATTCCGTCGATCAAATCACTTGGGAATGATTCGGTCAGCTTGATAGCGTTTTCAAGCTGGACATGGTAGAAGTCTTTGAGAATCTTTAGTGTTTCACGTCTGTTCACTTTAAAATCGTTTTCGTCACCTTTGATACTATTAAGGCGTAAACAATATAAGGCACTCTTTCCTTCATGGTTTAAAGGGTATCCACAGTGAATACATGTTGTAGATTTATCAGAAATACGTTCTCCGCATTCGGGACAGTTAATTAAAGCCATAATTCCACTCCTTTCAAAAGTGCTTTAACACATTATACACCATCATAACAACAGATGCAATAATCCATATTAAAAAGTCTGCATTGAAACAACTTCGCGCAGAAGGTCAAGTTCCAACTTTTGTTGGTGTATTAACAAAGCTATTCCCGAAATTAGAGGATTCTTTATTAGATGCGGCTACTAATGGTAGCGGATTATTAGGAGTTTTTCAAGCAATGACTCCTGTGCTTATTCCGCTTGCCGCAGCATTGGCGGCAGTTGCCGTAGGCTTTGCCGCATTTAAATATTTCGACTACAAAAATTCTGGTTGGACACGCGCACAAGAAGCCGCTTCTAAAGCGGTTGACGAATACAAATCTGCTCAATCGAAATTAGAAAGTCTCGAAAAGAGCCGTGATTCTAATGTTGAAGCTGTCCGCAATATTGCGACAAAATACAATGTTGACACAACAGGATTAGACACAGCCGATGAAATCATCGAAAGAATCAGAGCCGCCGAAGCATCAGGCGACATTCATCTATCTCTTGTTGATGAAGCCGAGTTGTCAAAACTGCAAAGAGCAAATACAGATGTTCAAACGCAGATCAAATTACAGGAGCAGTTAGCCAAAGCGAAAAAAGAATCAATGGTTGAAGCTACCGAAAAAGCTACCCAGACTGAAAAGTCATATTGGGAAGTTGTCAAAGAAAGACACGGTAGCGGATTCTTCGGCAAAATCGCCGCAGGTTTCGATTACCTATTTTCAAACAGGGGTAGAACCTATACAGACGAATTAGGTAATGAGTATACCTATAAAACTGAAGGCGATTTATTCCGCGAAACTGAATCAGGTAAAACAACAACTCTCGATCTTGCTAAAAAGTCATTTGAAGAATATAAAAAGCAGAAAACAGACCTTGAAGCATTAGATAAAGAAATATTAGAACAGCAAGGAGATGCTACACAACAGCAGATAGAACAACGTGAAAAACTCCGTGATGGCTTAATTGAATCAACGCAGAACTTAACCGGTTATCTTGACACTCTCCATGAACAAGCAGATATTCTTGCTGAAAGCAGTACGCCTACGGCAAAAGCATTTGTGCAAGATGCAAAAAAGCTGTTCTTAGAATTTGAGAATTTCGGTCTGTCAGATACAGAAAAAGCGTTAAATAACCTTAATCACTTTTTCACCGACAATGCAGGAGGTAGCACGATTAAGGAGGCTTTAAGAGAAGCCGCCGACCAAGGGCTAAATCTCATTGATGTTCTCGGTGAAATGGGTCTGACATTGGGCGACTTGGGATTAAGCAATTCTGATGTTGGCTTGGAATACCTGAATGATTATTTTACCAAAATATCAAAACAGGCTGAAGATGCTTCAAAAGCTGTTGATGATTTCAGAGTTTCGGTTGACGATGTAGAAGCCGCAACGAAATCAACGAATAAAGATGCGGACTGGAAAACAATTCAGGGTGCTTATAAATCTGCAAAAGAACTTCTCAATGAAGGTCAAATAGGTACAGATGATTTTCAGACTGTAGCGCAATTCATGAGTCCAAAGAATATTGCCAAACTCGCACAGCAAGCAAAGGACTCCGGAGAATATGCGGCATACGAATATCAAAAAGCATTTGAAGATGCAAAAGAAAAAGCCGATAGATGGTTTGGCGAAGATGAAACCGCATCTATGGAGAACTTTGCAAATGACATGCAAAAAGCCGGGCTGGTCGATATTGATAAAAACTATCAAGGTCGTGGCTTGTGGGATATTCAGAGCAAATTCCAGAATACGGCAGAAGCGGCAAACGCTTTAGGTACAAGTGTTGAAGTTGTCGAAACCATGCTGTCTGGTCTTGAATCGTATGGTTACGATTTTAGTAATATTAAAAAGTCTGGCGAAATGTTTAGGGAGTATACTGATACTCTTGACGCATTAAGACAGGTTTATAACCAGATGGACGAAGGTTCTACAAAAGATAAACTTGGCAAACTCATTGAAGGATTCGATCAGGAATATCAAACATTCAATGATGACCTATCAAATCTTACGGAAGAACAAGTTGTGCATATCAAATTTGAATACGATATGGCACAGCTACAGATGGATATTGACAACTTAAAAGCGCAGATTGAAGCTACTGGTGGTGGCGGCACTGTTGCCGATAATGCAGCTTTAATTGTTAAACAAGATAAATACATTTCACAGGGTAAATCCGGAACTGGCTTAGATAAAGAAGGAGTTACGCTCCCTGTTGAATTTGTTGCCGCCGCAAATACGGAACAGAAGCTAAAAGAAGAACTTAAAAACACATCAGATGAAAGTCGTAAAGTTGAACTGCAAGCAGAGATTGAGAATCAGCAGGATATTCAGAAAGAAGTTCTTGATTCGTTTGCTAATGAACACCCGGAGATCACACCAGAAGCGGATGTTAGCCAAATCAATAATGCTTTACAATCTCAATTTGATACTGTCGTAGTTGACGCAGAAGTTAATACAGATAATATCAATCAATACCTTAGTTCGGAAAAAGGTTCAACTATTACATTTACGGCAAACATTGACGGTGTTGAATCTCAGATTGAAGCTGTTAGAAATGAAGATGGTACTATCACTTATACAACTGAGATTAATGGCGAAACGGTTAGCGAAGATGATTTAAATAAGTTTGGTACTATAACCTACGATGTTCAGACGGAAGGAAAAGAACAAGTAGCAGAAGATCAAGAAGCTACTGTTACATTCAGCAAAAACTCTACTGAACCTGATAATTATAAAGCTGAAGAAAAACCAGGATTAGTTGTCTTTAAAAAGGATTCTTCTGAACCGGATAATTACCAACCATCAGATAAGGGCGCAACAGTTAGATATTCAGCCGATACATCCAGATTACCGTCGTCATTCTCAACAATTACAAGATATGTAAACTATGTTAAGACTGGTGCAGTCGGCGTTGACGGTACTGCTCATGCACAAGGAACTGCTTTTGCTAATGGAAATATAAGCGGAAATTGGGGAACTAAGCACGGTGGCGTTGCATTAGGAGGTGAGGTTGGCGAGGAGCTAATTGTCAGGGATGGACGGTTCTTCACTATTGGTGCTAATGGTGCTGAAATGTTCAGCTACCGCCCAAAAGATATAATCTTCAATGCGGAGCAGACAAAACAGATACTCGAAAAAGGTGCAATTACCCATGGCGTTCGTCGCGGCAGAGCGCTTGCAGAAGGAACAGCATTTTTACTTGGTAAAGATACAAGTAGCAGTTCAAGCAGTAGCGGAAGCAGTAAGCATAAAAGCAAGAAGAAAAGTAGCGGTAGTAGTTCTAAAAAGAAATCTTCCGATAAGGATGATAATAAAGAAGAAACAAGGGTTGATTGGATAGATGTGAACATTGATCGTATTGAACGCGAGATTAAACATCTAAAGACTCTTGCGGACAGTACGTATAATACGTTTTCTGGTAGGAATAAAAATCTACAAAAAGAGATAAATTCCATAACGTCTGAAATCACGTTACAGAAGAAAGCATGGGATAGATACAACCAGGAATTTTATAAGGCAGCGGCAGAAGGCAAACTTAGTTCCGATATAATCGAAAAGATTAAAAACGGAACTATCGATATTACAAAATACGATTCAGACACACAGAAAGCAATCACAGAAGCGAAAAAGTGGAGAGACAAGGCGCTTGATGCCAAAGATGCGATTGATAAACTGAAAGAATCAGTATCTGCTTTAACAAAACAAAAATTTGACAATGCTGTAAAAGAATGGTCTAATTCCCTCTTAACACTACAAAGAAACTCTGAGCGTTTAGAATCTACCATAAACAATCGAACAGAGAAGGCAAGCGATTATTTAACTTCTGGTAATAAAACATCTGCTTCTAACAGCAATATTTCTGACTATAGAAAACTTATCAAAAATGCGCAGCAGCAAAGATCTATACGCCAGAAAGAAGTTAATGACTTAACAAAGAAGTTGAATGATGCCGTAAATAGTGGTGCTATCAAAAAGTATTCCGAAGCGTATTATTCAATGCTATCACAGATTCAATCTGTTAGCAAAGAGATAGAATCTATTGATAGTAATATTATTGAGTATACCAATAATATTGCGAAAGAATACCGCAATATTTTCGATCAAGTTGCGCAGAACAGCGAAAATGTTTTGTCTATTACAAATCATTTTTCCGAAATGTACAGCAAACAACTTGAAATTGCACAGGCAAAAGGTTATGTGACAAGTACAAAATACTATTCTAAGATGAAAAAGATTGAAGAAGGCAATCTTAAAGAATCACAAACACTTGCAAAAGATTTACAGACACAATTAAATAAAGCCTTAAAATCTGGCGCAATCAAACGCGGTTCTCAGGAATGGTACGACATGACGCAACGTATCAACGAAGCAAAAGAAGCTACACTTGATGCGGCTGTTGCTATGGCTGAATATGATAGCAAGATTCAGGAAGTTGAATGGGAAAGGTTTGATTATTTAATTGAAAGGATTGGCGAACTCACAAAAGAGTCAGACTTCCTTATTGATTTAATGAGCGACAGCAATCTTTTTGACGAGAAGGGTAATGTAACTTCTGAAGGTCGGGCGACATTTGGTTTACATGCCATGAATTACGATACATATAAAAATGAAGCTCAACGATATGCTAACGAGTTAAAGAAAATCAATGCGCAACTCGCAAAAGATCCCAATAATACAAAACTTCTTGAACACAAAAAAGACTTATTAGCGGCAACCAGAGAAACTATTCTTGCCGAACAAAAAGAACTGCAGTCGATTAAATCCCTGGTTGAAGATGGGATTAAAAAGGAAATCAGTTATCTTGATGACCTTATTTCCAAATATAATGACGCATTAGATTCTCAAAAAACTCTCTACGATTATCAGAGAAAAGTTGATAGTCAGACAAAAGAAATATCTTCTCTGCAAAAACAATTATCCGCATATTCTGGTGACAAGTCAGAAGAAACAATGGCGAGGGTGCAAAAAATTGCACAGTCTCTTAAAGAAGCACAAGATAATTTAAAGGATACTGAATATGATAAATATATTACAGATTCCAAGAAGATGCTTGATGATTTAAAAAGTGATTATGAAGAGACTTTGAATAAGCGGCTTGATGACGTAGATCAGTTAATCAAAGACGTTATTTCACAAGTTGATTCAGATTCGTCAGAGATAATGTCTACACTTTCAAGCGAAGCGGAGAAAGTTGGCTATTCACTTTCAGATGATATTAAATCCGTATGGAATGATTCAAGCAATCTGTTACGTTCTACTAATTCAACACTGAATAATATATATACTGCTGTGCAGGCAATCTGGGATTATGCAGGTCAAATGGCACAAAAGGACATTGAAAGTGTATCTAACGATAATAAGAAGAAGAATGAACAGGAAAAGAAGGCGGCTACACCATCTACCCCTTCGACAAATAAATCTACAGCGTCTGAAAGTTCTACAAAGTCAAAGAAGTCTGACACTGTTTCCGCTACTTATACTGGCTTGTTCAAAGACAGCAAAGGTGTGACATATTATTATGTCAAAGGAAAGAAACAGACTGGATGGAAAAATATGAACGCAGGGCGTAGGTATTTCAGTGTTAAAGACGGACATATGTTAGTTGGTCAACAATGGATTGGTGGCTCTACTTATTACTTTGACACAAGTACAGGTGTTCTTAAAACTGGTACATTTAAAATCGGTGATACTACATATCAAACGGATGCTAATGGGAAAGTTCAGTTTAAAGCAGGGTATAAAAATATTACCAGCAATAATATTACCAGCAATACGACTGGTGTTAAAGTTGGCACTTTGACGAGTAAGTTTGCATCTGGCAGTAAAAATATTTCGCACGATCAATTAGCATGGACAAGTGACGAAGGGCAGGAGCTTCTTTACAAATCTGGCTCAGGTGCTATACTCACTCCTTTACGCAAGGGGGATAAAGTATTTACATCTGCAATGTCTGACAAACTGTGGAATATCAGCAAGCCTAACGGGTTAGAGAGTATGATCGGTTCAATTGTCCCGAGTTATATCAAATCTGAAATGACAGACGCGCTATGCACATTAAGAAATTCGTTATCATCCGGTTATGGTAATATAACACAGAATTTTGATAATATTACATTTAGTCTGCCTAATGTGAAAGATTATAATTCGCTTGTTAAACAGATGCAGGTTGATAAGAAATTTGAATCACTCATCCAGTCTATGACTATTGGAAGGGTTAATGGGAAACCATCATCTATGAAACGGCATATAAAGTTTTAATGGTTATAGGAGGGTGAAGTGTTGCTTTACTCTCCTATTTACATGGAGAATGAGAATGGGTAAAAGGAACAATTATTTAAATCAAAATGATAAAAGCGTACAATCTAAAATTGCGAAAATAAATAAACTTCTCAAAGAGTTAGAGGAGATGCATAAAGAATGGGAACAACGGATAAAAGAGGCTAATGAAGCAAAAGATGCGTATGAAACTTTGTCCGCATTACTAAAGAAACGGTTAGATTTTGAAGAATAAAATATGTAGAGGTTAGTCATGAATGCGATTGATTTTTACTACGATGGTCAGTATTTAAGTGACTATGGCTTCATCATATGTACCTTTGATGGGGCGTATGGTGTAGATGCAATTAGTGCTGGTTCTACATTATCTTTTAATAAGGTGGCAGAGTACGACGGCAAGCAGTATGTACTAACCAGTACGAAATATAATGAATGTATTACAACTACATTTGATATATGTAAAGACTCTGAATTATATGATGATTTAGAAATCACAAATGATGAGTTTCGCGATTTAATGCGTTGGCTTAACAGAAGGGAATTTTTAAAGTTCCAAGTATATGACGAAGATCATGATGCCGACACATGTTATTATGAAGCAAGTTTTAATATAGAAAAATTAAAAATAAGCGAAAAGGTTTACGGATTACGTTTAACTATGGAAACAAATAGACCGTTTGCATATGGTCAAGAACAGGAAACAAAATTGGTATTTCCAGATGCGAATACGACGAAAATATTAAATGACATGTCTGATGAAATAGGCGTGACATTTCCTGCTATGAAGATAACCTGTCAGGCAAGCGGAAATTTATCAATACATAATGACCTATTTGATTGTACGATGACAATTAAAAACTGTACATCTGGAGAGATAATTACCGTTAATAATAATGCGCAGATAATAACGTCAACTAATGAGAATCATAAAATTTACAATGATTTCAATTACGAGTTTTTTAAATTCGGCAATACATTTACAGAGAGGCAAAATCATATTACTGTGACACTTCCATGTATAATCGAACTTAAATACAGTCCAATCATAAAAGATGTTCCATAATGAGGAGGGTATACTATGGCTGTACAACTTGTATTTGATTCAGCTAATGTAGTTGCTACTCCAACTATTGTTTTAGCGAAAAAGGGCGGGGAAAAACTTGGTTCTATCCCTGCTGTTAATATAAATTTTGAAGATAACTTTAATAGTTATAATCAACTTGATTTTAAAGTATATAAAGAAAGAGACGGTGTTGTAACAAGGCTTTGGGATGAAATAAAAGATTTCAGACTCGTATGGTGTAAAGAGTGGGATGCCTGGTTTGAAATCACAGTAGATATAAATGAATCTGACGAACTTGTTAAAAATATCAACGCGAAATCTATCAGTGAAGCAGAACTGTCCGCAATTAAATTATACAATATAGAAATAAATACAGAAGATGATATAGCAAGAGATGACTATGAACCAACCGTTTTATATAACGGACTTAATCATAGTGCGTCATTGCTTGATAGAATATCAGAAAAGATTCCGCACTACACTATAAAACATGTAGATTCATCAATAGCCGATATTCAAAGAGTATTCCAATTCCATGATACATCAATCCTTAATGCTTTTTATGAGATAAGTTCAGAAATTGGATGTATATTTTATCTTTCACAAAATTCAGATTCTAACGGGATACCAGAACGAGGCATATATGTTTACGATTTAGAAAATTATTGTGAAGCATGTGGGAATAGAGGGGAATTTTTAAAAGTTTGTCCGGAGTGTGGCAGTACAAATATTAGGGCTGGTTTTGGCGAGGATACGTCTATATTCGTTTCAAGTGACAATCTTGCGGATGAAATATCTTTGACCACAGACACAGAATCGGTAAATATTTGTTTTAGAATGGAAACTGGCGATGAACTAATGACAGCGGCAGTTGCAAGTTGCAACCCCAACGGCTCTGAATATTTATGGTATATTTCAGCCGATCTAAAAAAAGATATGAGTGATAGCTTATCTGATAAGCTAACTTCATATGATACCCTATACAAGAGTTACCAAAATGATTATGTGTCCACATTAAACCAACAAAAGATAAATGCATACAATACTTTAATAAATAAGTATAAAGTATATGATTCTTCATTACAAACTATTGGTAATGGTGTTGGCTTTTCAAACATAATAAATATCTTGTATAGTTCAATAGACTTTCAGCTTTATCTCGAAAGTGGATTAATGCCGAGTGTTGGCATGTCTGGGACTACTGCTACTGCGCAGGCGAGTTTATTGTCTTCGCAAACACTATCACCCATTGCTGTTAGTAATATCACTTCTGCATCTGGCGCAACTGTAGATTCGACCGTTCTATCTTTTGCAAAAGCAATTATATCTCCAACGTATAAAGTTGAGGTAAAGACTTCAACTTATAATTCGTCAACTAACGTATGGGTTGGCACTCTTACAATTACGAATTATTCAGATGAAGACGATACGGCAGATACAGATTCAATATCTATTACTGTTACTGGTGACTATGAAACATTTGTCAGACAGAAAATTGAGAAATTATTAAACCGTGGCGATACCGAAGATTATAGTATATCGTCATTGTTTAAGAAAGATGTGTCTGTTTCAAATGGTGTATATTCTGGTACTTTTGTAAATGAACTTCACAAATACGGATTAAGTTCTTTAAAGATATTTTTGCAATCATGCCAGTCTTGTCTTGACATTTTAGTAGAAGAAGGGATTGCAGATAAAGATACGTGGGACGCATATTCTTCTGGCACGAATTTGTATAACACATTTTATACACCATATTATAATAAATTTGCGGCGTTAGAAGCGGAAATTGCGCAGCGTGAAAATGAAATAGAGGTTATACAAAACCTATACGAAGAAGCTGAAAAAGAACGTACAGAAATTCAAAATGCGTTAAATTTAAAGGCATATCTTGGCGAAACGCTATGGAAAGAGTTTTGTGCTTTCAGGCGCGAGTCAACATATTCAAATCAGAATTATATCTCTGATGGTTTAACTAACGCTGAATTGATCGAGAGAGCAAGAGAATTTTTAGGTATTGCTCAAAAGGAACTGATCAAATCTGCCACTTTACAACATAGTTTAGATTCTACTCTAAAGAACCTTCTTGTTATGAAAGAGTTTGAACCTATCGTTAATAAGTTTAAAGTAGGCAACTGGATTAGAGTAAGAATAGATGATGAAGTTTACAGGTTAAGGCTAATCGGTTATTCGATTGATTTTGATGATTTAGACAATCTTAATATAGAGTTTTCAGATGTTACAAAATGTCAGGATGATATATCAGACATTGAAAGCGTTTTAAATCAAGCGCAATCTATGTCTACAACATATTCAGGGTTAGAGCGGCAGGTTATAAAATATGACGATACATCTAAAACCGTGAAAACATGGTTTGAGGATGGGCTTGATGCCACACTGACAAAAATAATAAACCAAGCTGAAGGGCAGACAATGGTTATGGATGGTCATGGTCTGTTAATGCGGCAATACGATGAAATATCTGGCAAATATTCAAGCGAACAAATGCGTATTATCAATAGTACGCTTGCAATTACTTCTGATAATTGGGAAACAATAAAGACTGCAATAGGCAAATTTATCTATGTAGATCCGGCAACTGGTGAATTTAAATACGCTTTTGGCGTCAACGGCGAAACTATTGTCGGCAAATTAATTATTGGTCAAGCACTAAAGCTATACAATGAATCCAACACATTATCATTTGACGAAAATGGGCTAAATATTAATAATGGCGTAAATACATTTAGCGTAAACCCAAGTTCCACAAATCTTTTAAAAATCACAAAGAAGGTTGGAAACGCTACAACGAATCTGTTTTATGTGAATGATGATGGCGATTTGGTTATCAGAGGTAATTTATATTTTGGCGCAAACAATGAAACAAGGATTTTATCTGACGGCACATTCAACTTAGGCAACGGCAAAATCGTCTATGACGGCACAAATCTTAGTATAGTAGCAAGTAGCGTAACTATTGGCGGCGACAGTGCGGCAACATCATCATCTGTTTCTACTGCTATATCAACTGCCATAAACGATTTAAATACTACACTGACAACGCAGATTGACGCCAAAGTAGAAACATGGGCGCAATCAACTAATCCTGCGGCGAATTGGAGTGCAGACGAAAAATTAAAACACAACGGAGATTTATGGCTGTATACAGGGACATCAGATATTACAGTTGGTTCAACCACTATACATCCGCAAGGCGTATATCAATATGATGCTTCTAACAATTCATGGAGTGCTTATTCTTCCTCGACCGATAATCTGTTTGATATGGTAGACGGTAAGACCACAATTTACTACGGTTCATATTATCCCGGCATTAAATCGCGGTATTACAGTGGTACATCCACAAGTAGCGTTTCTGCTTCAAACGGTGATATGTTTTATAATACCAGTACACATGTGACATATATGTATGTCGGTGGCGGCTGGTCAACATTCACTAATTCACAAGGATATGCATATCATATAGATTCATCAACTAATACCGTTCGTAAATGGGACGTAATATCTACATGGAAAATGTGGGTAAGTTATAGCACTGCAACAACAGGTGATTATTTCTACGATGAATATTCTGGCGATTATAGCATATATATCAAACAATCTTCTGGGTGGTCTGCAAATTATTCAATAGAAAATGGCGATTATTTAGTTAGTCCTGTGAACGGTACTACCTATCGTTGGATTGACGCGCATTGGGTAAAAGTCACAGATTATAAATCTGAAATACAAAAATTCATGCGTTTTGAAAGTGCTTATGGATTGATGATAGCCGATATGACTTCTGGCGTTCAAAGTATTTCAGGCGCAACTTCGTTTAACACACTATTGACTTCTACTGCATTACAGATAAGAAGCGGCACGTCTGTACTGGCAGAATACGGTTCCAGTATTAAGCTATATCAGCCGGGGACTACAACAGCCCTTGTAAATATTACAACGAGTGGTGCGTCCTTCAACGGTGCTGTGACTGCCACTACTCTCTCGACTGGTGGCAAGACAAGTTCGACATCAACATCAAGCGGATTATTTATTGATTCGTCCGGTAACTTGTATGCGGGTAGTTCAAATCAGACGCAGATACGTGCGAACGGGACGATAAGACTTGGCAATGGTGCGCTACAGTACAATGGATCAACTCTTTCTATAGTTGGGAATATTACAGCTGATACATTTACTGCACATGGAGCAATAACTCTTAGCGACGGTACGACATTTGGGACAGTTGTAACGATTGGAGACAATATAGTCCTTACTAATCGTACATCTAACGGATTTTCCACGGATGCTGGGTATATCGCTTTAAGGTCTACAGGAACCGGGCAAACGATTGTAACATACTTTAGAGATACCGGAATTACATTCCACGATCAAGGGACAATATCGGCAACAGGCACTACGACTTCATTCACAGCCACCAGATTTGGGATAACAAATTCTTATGATAGCGGGATATATTTTCCGTCGTCGGTTATAAACGGTTCCACATACACGCCTTATGCCATGAGAGTTTATAATGGGACACTGTATTTTGGCACTAACGCTGATACATATTCTGACTCTGGGGTGTCTGTTAACCCAGCCGAAACTACATATATTCGCGGTACAACTGTTAGAGTGGCAGGCCATACAGCTGGTAGTGGCGGTGTGTTTCTTGGCACATCTACGAATAGCAACGTATATCTTGTAAACACATCAACAGCTGTTACTTCTGATGAAACAATAAAAGACTTAAAAGATATTGATGATAGGTATGTTTCGTTCTTCAACAACATTAGTCCTACAGGATATACATACAAGGACAATGGGCACAGAACACACCTTGGTTTTGGTGCACGTGCGGTTGAAAAGGCGTTAAAAGATGCGAATTTAACAACAGAAGATTTCGCAGGTGTGGTTATAGACCATGATATAGATTTAGGAGACGAAGATAATCCAAAGAAATATGATGAATTATATTTTCTACGCTACGAAGAATTTATTGCATTGAATACAATGATGATAAAGAAACTGCAACAAGAGATAGTATCTCTTAAACATCAATTAGCTGTGCAATGCGCATAAGAATAAAGGAGAAGGAAAGGATGAAGATTACTAACTTTAATTTCGTGAACACAATGAATACGCTCAACTCTTTTGGAGATAAGAAACTCCCACAAAAAATCAGTTATGCGATTACAAAGAATCTTATCACACTCCAAAAGGAGTATGAAGTATATGTCAAGATGTTAAACGATTTGTATACAAAATACGACGCAGACATTATTCATGACGAAAATGGTGAACGCATTGTTGATAAACAAGGAATACCAGAGCTTAAAAAAGAAGCAAAAGAAGCGTTCTTTAATGAACTTACTGAGTTCCTGAATATGGAAATTGACATCGACATGTATCTCATTCCAGACGACGTGTTTAATTATGACGATATGTCGGGAAGATATGATGCCATGTCTGCATCTGACATCATTATGTTGCGAAACATTCTGTGCGAACAGAAATAAAATATTAGTTTTATAAGACAACTTTGAAAGCCGTACTCTTTGCAGTGCGGCTTTTTATTATATTAAGGAGGAAATGCTAATGGAAATATTGGTTAATGTAGTTAATCAAAAGTTAAAAGCAACGACCAATATGAAAACCTTAGTTGCGGGGACGCAGGAGTTTGTACAGTTCAAATTCATCTACGGTGAAGATTGGTCAACACTCACAACTTTTGCACAGTTCACACAGAATGGCAGTTCATATAATTCTTATCTTGATGCCAACGATTGTGTGTATCTTCCGGCTGAAATCGTAGCAGGGCAATGCACCGTTATGCTGTTCGGCACAAAGACTGTAGGTTCCGGGAACTCGCAACGCACCATCCGTGCGACAACTAATGTACTTGAATTTACAGTTACGCCTAACATGCTGATCGCGAATGCAAGTAGTGTTGAAATCACGCAGACGCTTTATGACCAGCTTGTTCAGAAAGTAAACGAGATACTTGATCTGTCCGATAGTGATTACAGTGATCTTATTAAGTCTGAAATTGCGAGGATTCTACAAGAGTATCTTGATAATGGCGATCTTGCCGCAGCTACGATTGGTAACGGTACTATTTCGAGAGATAAAGTTAACTCCGCATTTGAGGCTACTCTGGCGAAAGCAGATACTGCGATGCAGCCAACGCAGTACAACCCGAACAACTATAGCCAAGACCCTTATTCTTTTGCACAGTCACAAGACTTATACGCACGTAAATTACAACGCGGGCTTGGTTCTGCTGATACACTTCCGCAAAGTGCAAATGGCGCAGACATGTTTACTCTTACAGACAACTCTGGCGAACAACGCAGTTATGTTGGTATTGATAACTTCGTTGCCGGTGCAAAGGCTCTTGCAAAAGAGTACACGGATATTGCGGTAAGCACAGGTCTTAGCAATTATACGCCTTTTAGTATTCAGATTGTCACCGAACAGGAACTTACTGCTCTTATGGGTGGCGCAGGACAAGAACGCACGTTCTATCTTGTTCAAAAAAATGGCGGTTATGAAAAGTACTGGTATGTAGAAGACCAGAACGGTACATATCATTGGGATAGTTTCGGCTCCTCTTCCACTCTTGTGCTTAGTGCTCTCCCGGCTACTGGCGAGGATGATATTGACTATATCGTTGGCTCCGGTAGTGATTACCAGTATTACAAATATATTAACGGTGCGTGGAAACTGATTGCTGGGAATAATGCTGAAATTATTACGGTAAGTTCTACGTACACACCGTATGTTGTTAGTGCTGGCACGCCACCTACTAACAAGGTTTTTAAAATAAATAATACTGTAGTTAATTATTATGTTAACTCTTCTACTATGGCTCTGTACAGCTTACAGAGTTATGACGATTCAAACGCAAATAATGTTACTGCTTCATGGAGTCTTATTGAAAATCTTGTAACCAATCCGAGTACAACAAAAGATTATTACATCAAAGATGAAAACAATTCATGGGGACATTACCGCTATATCAGTGGTTCATTCCAGCAGATAGGTAGCAGTGCGTATACACGCGAACAAATTGACGAAAAAATATCTGGTGTCAATACAACGATTTTAAACCTGCAAACACAGATGGAGGGTGAAATCAATACGATTGACGCGAAGGTTGACGGGCTTGGGAACCTGGTTAGTGATGTTGCCGAACATACAAACGGTATTACCGTTTATTATAAAGACGGTAGTTCAAAAAATGTTGCGACAAAGGATCAAGTTGTAAAAGTTGAAGATGTGGATGCTTTAGAAGCGAACGCAGGAATTAAGATTACATATACTGACGGCTCTACAAAAGATATTGAAATTGCAGGTGGCGGCGGTGGCGCGGCTACCGGCTCCGCTTCTATTACACGCGTTACAAATGCACAGGTAGAATGTGTGCAAGGTGACACATGTAATATTCAATATACGTTTAGTGCTACTGACTCCGCTGGTGATACAGTTGGCAATGGTACGGCAACGTGGTATGTAAATAACATCAGGCGTGCGATAAGCGATGCTGTTCAGGGTACTACGAACACTTTTGATGTTGGAGAATTCCTTAGTGTAGGTTTAAACACAATCAGGCTTTCCATTAGTGTTGATACTGGTGGTGAAACAAATACTGTTACTACAAAGACATGGACTGTGAACGCCGTAGATCTATATCTCATATGGGATTATCTCGACACAACTATCAATACTTCTGATACTGCTACACTTCGTTGGACACCTTATGGTGATCTTAACAAAGTTACGCATATCGAGATTGATGGCATAGAGCGTACAGATTTACAAACATCAACGACACGCTCCGGTGTTCAGCAGTATGTCACCATGGATAAACTTGCGCATGGTAGCCATATGGTCAAAATGTGGCTCACTGCTACTGTCAATAACACTCCTATCACATCTGCTTCTATCGTGCATGATATGATTTTCGCTGACCAGTCAGAAACAGCTACGGTTATTGCTTGCTCAACCAATGTTAGTAGAATGACGCAATACAACACGGTTGCTATTCCAATTGTGGTTTATAACCCGTCCTCTCTCACTGCTACAGTTACACTAAAAGAGAATAGCGAAACCGTGACTACGTGGACACAAGTTGATCGCACGATGCATTACTGGAACTACACTCCTACTACTGCTGGCACTAAGACGCTTCAAATTGTATCTGGCGGTACGACTAAAACTCTCACCATTACTGTTGATGCACTGAATATTAATAATGAAGAGGTTAGCGGTTATACTTTCCGTATAAAAGCAAGCGATATTAACGGTAATGATGCTCTGCGTGCATGGTCAAGTAATGGTGTCAACGCTACATTCAGCAATAATTTCGACTGGAACAATGGTGGTATCAAAACTGAAATTGATGATGACGGGAATCTCAGGCAGTACATCTGCGTGAAAGCGGGTACTACCATGACTATTAACCATAATCTTTTTAGCGATGACCCTACCGAACTTGGTAAAACGTTTAAGATTATTTTTAAAGTTGAGAACGCACGAGATTATGACGCTTCTGTTGCGTCCTGTTACGCAGATTCTATCGGCATCCAGTTATTTGCTCATGAGGCACAGCTCTCGTCAAGTGGTACAAGTGTATCTGTGCCATACGGCGAAGATGAATATATAGAACTTGAATTTGACGTATATCCTGCGCCTACCAATACCAATGGCAGTTTTAGGTATATGATGGCATGGATTGATGGTGTAATTACAACCTGTCGTGTTTATGGACAGTCTGATAACTTCACGCAAAGTGCCGCAAACCAAAAGGCTATAACAATCGGGTCTAATGATTGTGATGTTTATATCTACATGGTTAAGGCATATCCGCATTATCTTACCAGAGATAACCATATCGAAAACTTTATTGCTGACGCCCCCAATGCGCAGGAAATGGTTAAGCGGTATGATAGGAATGACATTCTCGATATTTCAGGCGAGATTGATTATCAGAAACTTATTGATAAAAATCCAGACTGCCGTGTATGGTTATATGATATTCCATATATGACCGTTGGTAAAAAGGATAAGGTTAAGAATTGCACGTTTAATCAGTTCTGGAAAAATGGCGAAAAGTATTATGAATTGTCCGGTGTTGGTACTCTTACAGTGCAAGGCACGTCTTCGGTTGACTATCTTAGAGGCGCAGCAAATACAGATATTTCATTTACGTCACTTACCGATGGCAACGGTGTAAACCTAATGGCTAATGGCGTAGTTGACGAAGACCATTACGGAAAGAACTATTTCGTTGGTAATACAGAAACCGGACAAGTCACTGTATTTACAGTGGATGCAAACACTACTCTTACATCTGACTGCATTCCAGTCGAGCGTGACGAAAACGGAAATGTTACTAAATACATTAAAGCTCTTGGATACAAAATTAATGATGATTCAACACCTATAACTTATTCCAATACAAAGGTAAACTTTGCTTCGTGTGAACAAGTGAATAACATGTGTAATGCGATTTGGTATCAGCGTTTCCAGCCTTACCAAAGTCTTACTCCCCGAGACTGTATGGAATTCTCTATGGGTGTACAATTTATCAAAGACAGCGGCGAAGTGCCTGACAATGACCATTTTGTACTGTTTGGTGATAATAAATATCACTTATATTCAATCGGAAATATGGGAACTTCCAAAAAGAATGTCCACGTATTTCATGATTTATCGAATGAAAACGATTGTTGTATTGAGGTTGGTAATAACCTGAATGATCTTTGCCGCATGGTTACTGATGATTTGAGTAATTCAATTTGGTACGGTGGCAATGATAAGTCGTTTGAGATGCGTTATCCTGATACTGACACTCCATCACAGACTATCATTGATGGATGGCAAAGGCTTGTGTCTTGGATGGCAAGCCGCAACCCAGGCGCAGCTACTGGCAATGCGCTCCCCGCTTCTGAAACGTATGGAAACTATACTTTTAGAGGTCATGATCGAAGTGGAACACAAGTCCTAAGAGGAACAAGGGTTACACAATATGCAGGGACATATACACATGATACTTTCGAGCGCAGAATGGCAAAAATGCTTTCTGAGTGTGAGGATTATCTCGTTATGGATTCCGTTATCTATCATTTTGTATACCTTGAAAGGCATACGATGTGTGATAACGTAGCAAAAAACAGTTTCTGGGCTTCTTCCGATTTGCTTCATTGGGATCTCAGTAAGGCGTATGATATGGATACATCTGATGGGAATAACAACGAAGGTAAAATGGTTTTCGACTATGGTAACGAAGCCGATGATGTTATCGGTTCTAAAACTGTATTTAATGCTAATGATGCCGTGTGGTTTGTTTTTGCGAGTAATCTGTATGAAGCGTGTCAGACAATGTTTACCAATCGTGAGACAGCAGGTGCGTGGTCTGCAACGGCATATCATAACTTCTTCTTAGAACAACAGCGCAAAGTTCCCGAGAGGGTCTGGGTGCAGTGCTACTGGTATGATTACCTTCGTACTTATGAGCAAAATATATCCGATGCATGGATCGAGTTTCTGGATGGTGGTCAGAAAACTCACCAAAGATGGCACTATGAATACTTTGAGGAAATCTATGATTCATCAAAATACCGTGGTACTTCCTGCACTGTTCAGAACGTAAACTTCCGTGGTTATTATCCTTCTAAGTGGTCTGGCATCACAGATGCACAATGGAACGAATTAAAACCAAAAGCAGAAATTAAGTTAAAGATGTATAACAAGTGTTATATCAATATTTCTATTGACGGCACAATTTACAGAGAAAAAGCTGAAAGAGGAACAACTTATACTATCGACTTCTCACAGCAATCAAAACTTAACGACACTGTTATTAACATTTACTCTGCACAAATGATTCAGGAAATAGGAGATATTTCAAGACTGTATCCCGGCACCCCTAACTTTGCAAATGCGGTTCGTCTTCGTTCGCTTACGATTGGTTCGCCAACGTCAGGATACCGCAACTCCAACCTTACAGGCGTTACGCTTGGTAATAACTCCATGCTTGAATATCTGTATGTGCAGAATCTTGCGTACATTACGAGTGGTCTTGACCTCTCTAATTGTCAGGCTCTGCTTTATCTTGACGCATCCGGTTCCTCCTTTACCGGTTACGATTTTGCTATCGGTGGTCTGCTACAGACGGCATATATAGAATCCCCAACATCTCTGTCTATGCGAAATCTGTACTATCTTACTGATGCAAACTTCCATGTAACAAGTTATACAAACCTTGATACTCTGCGTATTGAAAACTGTGCAGGTCTTAACACTCTTACAATCGTCAATGCCTCAACGAATCTTGCACGTCTGAGGCTACTTGATATTGACTGGACGCTTGCCGAAACCACAGTCCTCAATAGATTACTTGGGCTGCTCGGTCTTAACGAGAACGGCAATAACGTGGCAAAGTCCGTGCTGACTGGCAAAGTTTATATCTCTGGTTCTATCAGAAATCAGGAACTTTCTGAGTACGAAGCGGCATGGGACAATCTTACTGTCACATATAACATTAACAACTTAATCACACAGTACCTTATTACATATGCAAACGCAGACAGCAACCATACGACTTTGTTCACAAAATATTTCGATCAGGGTACGTACCCGACAGACCCCTATACGTCAGGAGATATTTCAATCCCTACTCTTGCAAGTACAGATCAATACACATTCACGTTTAGTGGATGGGACACTCTTGCAGACCCTGTAATCGCTAACAGAACGGTTACTGCGACCTATACACAGACCGTGCGGAAATACACCGTGAACTTCTATCTTCGTGAAGGTGTCCTGCTTAAATCATTTACAAACGTGGATTTCGGTTCTGAAATCGTTTATGACGAAGGAATACCAACATGGACTGATGGCGAAACATCATATCAGTACAGGATATTCAAAGGATGGGATAAGTCTACCGGATATATCAGAAGCGATCTTAATGTATATGCTGTATGGGATACCGCAAGTACCTTCCCCGCTGTTGGCACAGAAATGAAAGATATGTCCGTTGCACAGATTTACGGTATTGGTAAAGCTGGGTATCAGGATAGGTACTTTGAGCCTGGTGATTATGTTGATATTCAACTTGGTCACGACTTCGACTTCTCTAATGTCGAGTCTATCGAGATTGGCGAGGATGTAGTATTGACCGGAGTTCAGAGAGATACGTTCGTTAGTGGAGGCTATTATTTTGATGGCTCTCATGCCTTCACGTCAGATATCAAACTGTTTGACGAGGACTCTCCGGCTTTCACTATGGCTATCGACTTCCAGATCAATTCATCTACTTCCGGTGAAACATTTATTTCTACTCACGTAGGCAATACGTCAGAAGGATTGAGGTTCTATTATAATGGCTCCGTTCCCACAATCCAATGGGGCGATACATCTGTCACTGTTGGTTATCAAACACAGAGGGATATTGTTGTTATCCGGCATCCCCAAGGCAGTAGATATCTTTATGTCTATACCGCTGGAAATAACAGCACTGGTAGATTTGCTGAGTCAGTTACTAAAACTACTCTTTTACGCGCAAATACTACGCAAACCGATGAACCTATTACATTTGGCGCAGTCCGTTATTCGTCTGGATTGCGTAACTATGGTAAAGGCACATTGCATTGGTGCAAAATCTGGCTTGATGATCTTGGGGATTCAAACGCTTATCAGCTTGCATCTTGGGCGCGTGAAAATATTCGTATGGAATATTGGGGAGCTGGCAAATATTACTACGCAGATACAAGTACGCCTTGTAATTTGAGTTTTATTTGCAATAGTCAGTTGGATGGATTACTTGGCAGAGGATATTATATGAACTCTACCAATACCAACACTGGTGGCTATCATAGCTCTCTTATGAGAACGTTACTAAATAACCGTTTCTTTAATGCATTACCTATTGAATGGCAGGCGGCTATCAGATCAGTTGAAATTCGTGCAACTGCCGGTAGTCAATCAACAGAAATTGTTGTTGATTACGACAAGATTTATCTGCAAAGTTATCGAGAACTTGGTTCTAATTCAAACGCGAGTGGATACATTGAAGAAGTCGGGACTCGGCAAGGACGACATGTTGTTTGACGGTCTGAAAACAGAAGCGGAGCGGACAAAGAACCTTAATGGGGAAACAGAATGGTATTGGACAGCAACTATATGGAACTGGGAGCGTTCTCCCTCTTTGTCGAGCTCTACGAATTTCATGAGTGTGCACTATGCAGGCAGCGTCGGCAACGTCAATATCGCGAGTAGCGTTTATGGGGTTGTCCCCAGCTTCTCATTTTAATCTAACTATTTTAATACGTATATTGTTTGTATAAGCGTAAATATTATTATAGTTATAAATCAATAAAGAATCTATCAATCTGGGGCGGCGCAAGACCGCCCCTTTCTATAACATGATAAATGAAAAGAGGGAATATATGAGTGTTATAAAATCTAAGCGCACGCAGTCTCAGACTGAATATGCGATGAATTTTGTAAAAATGTACGAAATGGTTTGTGAACATATTTCAAAAGTACCAAAGCGGAAACAAAAATATTTATGTATACCAATCATAAATATTATTAACGAAATTCATTCATTGATATACCGAATATTTGATCGGTATTACAAATATGGGATAAGGGCAAATAGCGTGCGCATGCAATCGGAAATTATTATTGAGAAAATAAATAGTCTGCAAATGCCGTTATTGGCGTTGTGGAATATTGAACATACAGATATTGATAAAATGATTCGTCTTATAGAAATGCTAAATACAGAAATAAGATATATAGCAGTCTATGGAGGTATTCCAGAGGAAGATATGGTGTATATGTATATATTTGATTACAAAGCCGTGGATAAAATGGAATTTCTTAAAACAATGTCGGCATTACACAAAGTTGTATACCAAAAAGCCATTCACCTTCCGGCATTCTGTAGAAATTCAAAAGGAAGTTTATTGATAAGTTCTGTAGATAGTGCTTTATGGCATGTTTGTGAAGCTAATAGAAATTTTCCTATAAATCAGGAAATATATCAAAAGAGGACAGAACATTTATCTACAGCTATATCAATATTAAAAAGTATGCAGGTTCCTTTATTTTCAATATTTAATCTTGCTCATTATAACAACAAAACAATGCTTGAAATAACCACTCTGCTTGATACAGAAATAAGGTTATTAACAGGCTTAATCAAATCTGATAAGGAGAGGTTTTCTAATCTCTCTTAACAAATAATATAGGTTATATTCTGAAAACCGTTGTCGGTTGGTTCGCGGCTAATACCTGGTGGGAGCGTTCTCCCTCTTTGTCGAACTCTACGAATTTCATGAATGTGAACAATACAGGCAACGTCGGCAACAACAATAACGCGAGTAACGTTAATGGGGTTGTCCCCAGATTCTCTTTGCTACAGTACCCATATTGCAATGGTGAATATATCAAAAAGAGAAGGAGAGTATAACCTTCCAGACGGAAGTTTGGTAAATATATCATCTTCTGCTTTAAGAAGATATGGCTACACAGGTAGTCATCTCGCTTGAATATACGTGCAATGCTGAAAACGGCATAGCTATGAGTTCGGTTGCCAATTTGTAGTGATTGCGTAGATTCATTAGCATGATAACGGCAATTATAAAAATACATGTGCGAGGAATAATTTATAAAATATGCCAAAGGAGGTAGTGCCTATTAGGAGGCAACTACGTGCAAAGAAAAGAATACTGCGTGATAAAGCACGAAAAGCAGAGAAACGCATTAAAGAATCTGAATTGTATTCTTATGACAATATGTGTAAGTTTGAAAACTTCATAAGCAGTTTGTCAAAATGTATAAAAGGTGTTTCATGGAAAAGAAGCGTACAGAATTATTATATGAACTGTTTGACAAATATGTTTAAAGCATATTCTGCAATGGAATGTAGAAAGCTGATAAAGATGATATCTGATAAAGAAATAATCATTTATGAGCGAGGGAAAGCGCGAACCATCACGCCTATACATATACGTGACAGAATGATTCAAAAAGTAGTCTGCGATTATGCACTTGTGCCAGTAATAGAAAAGAAATTGATTTTTGATAATGGCGCAAGTCTTAAAGGAAAGGGCGTTCTATTTTCACGCAATAGACTTTTAAAGCATTTAAGGAAGGCTATAAAAGAATTCGGGACGAATTTTTATGTCATTTGTTTTGATTTCAAAAGCTATTTTGATAGTATCCCACATAAAACATGTAGGATGATGCTTGAAAGGTATTTCCAAGACAATGATATTGTTACGTTGGTAATGGAAATTATCAAGGCTCCGTACCGTGCGAAAATAATGAGGATTGAAGATTGTGTCATTATAGAGAAGGAATTAAACAAACTTGAAAATGATGAACTATGTGGTATTTGTCTTGGTAGTCAAGTATCGCAAATAATGGCATTGGTTATTGCAAATGACTTAGATCATTATATTAAAGATGTTAAAGGAATAAAATACTATGACAGATATATGGATGACGGAAGGATATTTGTAAAAACAAAAGAAGAAGCCGATACTCTTATTAAGGAGATGAAGGTAATCGTTCGTAAACTTGGATTAACGTTCAGTCCCAAAAAGACGTTTATTACGAAATCGACCAAAGGCTTTACATTCTTGAAAGTAAGATATTATGTTTCGTCAAACGGGAAGGTTGTCAGAAAACTTTCTCGCAAAGGAATCGTGCGTATGCGGAGAAAACTAAAGAAATATAAAAAGAAAGTTGACAATGGGTTGATGACTCTTGACGATGTTTATGCGTCTATGCAGTCATGGCTTGCTCATGCAAAGGTAGCAAATTCATATATTACTGTAAAACATATGCTCGAATTATATAACAATTTATTTGACGGGTATATGATTAAAAATAAAAGGGAGACAAAACGTGTACTACAAGCTAATAGACGGAAAGAATATAGTTGGAGTTATTTCCAGCAGCGACTTCCGAAGACTGCAAAAACGTCATAAACTCGTACTATTCGCAGACGAGGAAACTGCACAGTTTGTAGATTATAATGGCGTCTATTATCGTGATAATTGGTTACGTTCTATTGAAGATGGCGAAATAGAATATACCGAAATAAATATTGTACGTATTGAAGATGACGAATATAACGATTTAAAAGCACAGTTAGACGACGGTGATATGCCGACAGATAACAGTCTTGATAACGAAGTCGAAACTATTGTTGATAATAATAGTAATGATGAGGAAGAACCAGAGGTTGTACGGAAAACAGCCACACAAATTCTGGAGCAGCAAATTAAATTAGCGGCAAGGTTTGCGGAGGTATAAAAATGGCAGGTATGAAAGAATTTATTATTAGTGTGATTGAAAAAGGCGATTACAAACTGGATGAAATCGAAGTAAAGATTAAGAAGCTGTATGTCCTTGGGGATTTGACAGAGGAAGAGATGAACGAACTTCTGCAACTCGCAGCGGACAGCGTGGATAATTCTGCGCAGATTGACTTGTTCCAGAAAGTTGTGGATTTGGAGCATAGGATCGAGGCTCTCGAAACTGCGGATTATGTTGTGTGGAAAGCGGGATATGTTACAAAGAGAAATGAGATTGTGAAATTTGATCTTGATGGCGATGGTGTTTATGATTATGTGATGTATGCCGGTGGCAGGACGGAGACTTCTCTGAGTGTAGGAAAGATTGATGGATGGTATAAGGTTACTTCTGCTGGCGTCAAGACGCATAGTATTACGCGGAATAGCGACGGGACATTTACTGTAACACCTATTGAAGCATAATAAATAAAATCCGCATTTTATTCACGCTACGACCACAATATGTAGTATATATGTTGTGTTATCATACTATATATAGTATATATAGTAGGCAGAATACAATATATAGCATATATAGCAATAGATATACTACATATAGTCGGCAAGTCACTATATATAGTATGAGAAAAGGAGAACAGATTGAAAACAGAAGATAAAATGGATTGTTTAGGAATATTGCTAATTGTATTTATGATAGGCGGTTTAATATTATTTTCGCAAGCAAAATACAATACAAGCAATGGCGTGCTTTGGCAAGAAGAAACCAGAGTAAAAACTGAACATGATGTATCATATATTTCTATTCCAGGATTTTCAGAAATTCATTTTGCTGCGAACAAAACCGATCAGGATTTTTCATTCTACAATCCGGCAAGCAATCACTGTATCATGGATTTAGAATTACAACTTCCGGATGGTGAAATATTATTTACAGAGAATAATATTCAGCCAGGATACGGAATAAAAGAAGTACAACTTAATAAAGAACTACCAAATGGAAATTATGATAATTGTAAATTCGTCATTAGATGTTATTCATCCGATGGCGTTTTTTATAATGGAGCAACACTAACTGTTAAACTATTTATAAGATAATGGAGAAAAATAATGAAAACAATGAAAAAACTGTTTGCGATTATTGCTGTGATGATGGTGATTGTCTGTCCTGTATTTGCCGATGATATTGTTGCTGAGTCAACACTGATTTATACATGTGACGATAGTTTTTGGGTAAACATACCTGAAACAATAATTGTTGGCGAAGAAGCATCCGTTGAAGCTATGGATGTAAATATTGCGCCCGGTAAATCAATTCACGTTGACATTTCGAGTCCTAATGACTATGTAGAAATTCATAGTGCAAGTGATCCTAATAGCACACTTCATGTTTATTTCAACTCTGCGGATGGCGGGCAAGTTACTGTAATACATCCAACAGTTGCAACTTTTGGTTCTGGTGAATCCGGCAGTAAACAATTTACTACCTATATTGATAACACTACCGATGCTATTGCTGGTGAATATACCGGTAATGTTATGTTTAACATTCATTGCGAATAATCAAATACTACAAATACGCCTGCTCTTTACGGAGTGGGCGTATTTTTTTTATGGAGAAATTATGGGAAACGATACGCTTAGAATGATGCTTGAATTTGCCAATACGCAAGGTTATACTGATATTATAACAAATATGCGTAACGAAATTGAAATGAAACAACGCGCTGAAATTTTAGCCAACCATAAGTTTGCGATTACAGAAATTACAGAACATAAGAGAGGTGGTGATATAGTTAGGTGGAGAACACATCTCCCGAATGAAAACGGTAAGCAAGGAAAACAGATCAAAAAAAATACAAGGAAATCTTTAGAAGATGCGTTGGTAGACTTCTACAGAAATCAGGATAAACAGAACACATTAACATTTAAAAGTGTTTATATGCAATGGCGGGAATATCATTTTAAACTTACCGGAAGTTCGAATAATACCAAAGATAAATACATTACAGATTATTTCAGATTTATTTGTGAGAATCCAATAGAATCAATGTTGATAACTGATATAACAGATATTGATATAGAAAACTATTTTATAAATGTTATAGAGAGTTATCGTGGTACTAAAAATAAAAGATTGGATTATAAAGGGTTTGCAAAACTGTATGGATACTTTGATGGAACTTTCAAATACGCATATAAGCACAGAATGATACAGTCTAATCCGATGTTGTATCTTAGCAAAGCCGATTTCAAAAACGCCTGCGCTCCTAAAAAAGAAAAGACAGCAGATACAGAACTTGTCCCTGATGAAGAATTTGACATGCTTTTAAAACAACTTTATATCGACATGAAAGAGAATCCGACTAATTTTACCTATTACGCAGTTGAGTTCGCAGCTATGACAGCTATGCGTGTAGGCGAAGTCGCTACTCTTAAATGGGAAGATATTGATTTCCAAAGGGGATTTATTACGGTATGTAGGTCTGATAAGTATAACAAAATTAGGGATGAAAATGGCACTATTGTAGAGAAATATTGGACGGTCGAAGGAACAAAAACAAAAAGATCAAGGCGGTTCCCAATAGATGATTATATCAGGAAGAGTCTTGATCGTATTCGTAAAGCACAGTTTGAAACCGGCATGGTATCAGAGTGGGTTTTCCCTCATAAGGATTACGGTTGGACGCATAGCCTTATGATAGCTTCATGTTGCAAAAATAAATGCAAACAACTTGGATTCAGTCGAACTTACAGTATACACGCTTTAAGAAAAACCCTAAACTCTGACATGAGAAGTAACAACGCTTCTTCTAAAATGTGTTCATCCATGATTGGTAATACGCCAGAAGTTAATGACGAATACTACTACTACGATAATACCGACATGGACGAAAAGCGCAGGATCGTAGAAGAAGCACATAAGAAACGTTGCTTCGCTTAGTAACATTGTGTACACCATTGTGTACCCCATCGAATTCAACGCTTAAATGTGGCTAAGATACTGACTATTTTAGCAAACATTATTTCCAGAAGGTCGCGAGTTCGAATCTTGTCACGTACATTATTACCGATAAAATAGGGCTTTTTATCGGAATCGCAACATTTGGTATTGTGTACACCAGTGTACACCACACGGAAAGGAATAACGCATATTTGTAAAAAATAGCAGCTTCATAGCTGTTATTTTTTTATATCAACATACCTGTTGCTGTTCATGTGTCCATTAAACATACACAAAATTATCTTATATATAGTGTACTTAATTTAATACAATATCTTAAATCATAACTAATTCATCTATATATTTTCTGCCATCACCGACAAATTTAGGGATTTCTTTATCAATTACCCATTTATTCCTAATGCATGATTCTGTAGTAATAGCTTTTTTTACACAACAACATCCACGCTTTTGAACTGTTGCGAGATCATCCCACTTAATACCCTTCTCTGATAGCATTTCAATAATTTCTAAACGATCCTTGTTATGCAGTTCTTTTGCTGAAAAATTCGCCTGACCTACCATCTGGATTGAATTTCTCATTGCGTCAACTTGTCTCCAATAAAGATTATTTGTAACATCCTCTTTTGGTACATTGAAGCATCTTGCATCAAACATTGCACCCTTGTTAATCGCCATGGCTAAAGCATCGCAATAATCCCATAAATCATCTTTATCTTCATTTTCACTTAAAAACGCTTCGGCAGTTTCTTTAAACTTTCTGTTAAATTCCATTGTCGCCATTGAAGCGGCAGCAGAACACATCTTCTCTACTCTGTTATCAAACCATGCATCACTTTCAAGCCTTTTATAGTCAATCAGAACTAATGTGATTTCGTCGCTTTGAGTATATCCAAGTACGCATCCCTGGATATTCTCACAGAGATATTTCATCGTTTCCTGCATTGCTCCCATATAAATAGAATCAAACGGTTTCTTAAACTTTCGTGTGAACGTATGATGTGCAATACCATCAATTCTGATTATAACTGGCATACGCCTAACGAGCCTAATATCACTAATGGCTTCATACCGTTTCATTCTTTTGTCAAGTTCAGAATACATTATTTATCCTCTTTTTCAATTAAACTGGAAATTCTTTCGATTGCCTGCTCTGGTGTGTGACCGTCCCATTGTTTCGCGTTTGGTAATTCCTGAATGTCAAAAAAGTCCCAATAAGCAAGATCAATATGGAACGTCGCCTGCCCTTCCGGTGTATCAATTCCTATAATGAAATCACCTTCAAACATGGGATCATTTTCTTCGTCAAAATGTTTCTTTGATTTCCATGCAATATCTTTATGGTCATTCCAAATGACAGCGGTTAAAATCGCTCTTTGGTTATACAATTCTTGAAACGTATGGTATCCGTCAGAGAAGTTGCCAAAAGAATCATCTGCTACACATTCATTAAACTGTGCAAGTTTTTCGTAGTAGTTATCCATTCTGTTCTTCTCCTCTTAGTAATCCATCAGTTCGCCAGTTGCAATTTCAAGTGCCTGGATACCGCCACACGAATCAACAATATCACCAAGGCTAAAATGTTCTCGCAGTTTTGAAACACAATCTGCGACTCTTTTATGAAATGTTGCATAATATAAATCATCATTCATGGACACAAGTTTAGACTTTGCAACAGTAAAAATGCAATGATCTACTGGTTTTTCGATCTTTACTTTTCCATCACTACTTTTTTTTATACTACAATGTTTTAAATCCCAATCATCTGGCGCATCAAACATATATTTCATCTTAATTCAATATCTCCAAAATTTAATGATGGATCTGTAAAAACCTTATATCCATAGTACATTCCAACCATTCCAGCATAATAATGCTTTTCCTTACTCTGCTCTATGAAATAATCCTGATCCGGCATTTTGGGAAAACTATTTAGCGTATCAAATGACATAATTATTATAGGCTCCTGCCCGCATGTATCTTTAAATACAGATATGTTGTAATCTAATTTTTGTAAATCTAACCCTTGTTTAATGTTAAACTTGGACATTGCAACCTCCATTTATCTTATCTCTCTATTTTTCCCATCTATTTTGTTAAAAACTTTTTCTGCCTGTTCTCTGGTAAAGAAAACTCTTTGTCGAAAATTTTTTCCACTCATTATCACAACGTCCGCTTTTGGTGTGTTTATCACATTTGCATTTAGGTTTCTGCTAAAAGAATAAGATTTACGCTTGTTACCGGTGATTTTATACAATTTCATTTCCTGAATCGAAGGCATAAATTCATTACCATCTTTGTATACAATCACAAAGTATCGACCGCCAAGGACAATAAGATCATCTATTGCATCGTTAATCAATTCTTTTGCATATTCTAATCCGGCAATATATCCAGCTTTCCATTCAGTGATTTCGCCAATATTGCATATATACAATTTGCGGTCTATCTTCTCTATTGCTTTTCTCATGTTTCACCATTTCATGTTATAATACTTTTCGACAAGTTCAGGCAGCGCAGATTTAACATCTTGATAGTATCTAACAGAAGCACAATCACTTTTATGTGAATATTTCGCATCAACTTCTATAAATTCTTTTAGTGTTACCTTTTTAAAGAAACTTGGTTGATTGCACCATCTGGCAACTGTGACATAAGTTCCTCTATACGGAGATTCCTCATATTTATTAAACCGCATGATATATGGAATACATTTGTATTTCATAAGTAATTCAATGCGTTTAAACATGTCGTATAAATCTTGTTGCCAGAATGATAAATCCCACTTATTACTCCTATCAAACCCTACAAGAACATAGAACTTGATAGGTTTGTCAGAAATACTTCTTATTATTTTTAGTTTCGATTCAATCAGATCATAGTCGGCAATGTTATCAAATGCAAACACATATTCGCCATCGTATTTACTATTGAATAATATCTCGCATTTTTCTCTGGTTAAAAGTCGTTCGTCAAGACCTTGTTTAAAAATAAAAGGCTTGTTTGTCGATTGAACTTCTTCGAGGATTTGCCGCCAGTTAGAACATGCAAGGAAATTATCATCTAAGAAACACAGCTTCTTTCTGGTAACATCTATAAATTCTAATAACGGACTGTGCATTTTTGAAGCATTATAATTTTTGTTTACGCAAAATTCGCAATGTCTAAAACATCCTCTTGTTAAAAAGCCAATGCTATAATCTCTATACCAGACAAATTCTTTCGGCTTTGCGCCATTTAGAATCATTTGATTTACGAAATCATCATATAAATGATAGTCCGGCATACCGTGTTCAATCTGCGGAATTAGCGGAACAGCTTTATCATAAAAGAATCCTGTCCCGCCATATTCAACATTGTCAAGGGAGAGTATTCCATCTGGCACTTCTGTATCAGTAAACACTTTTGAAATGAATACTTTATCATAACCAGAAATAGAATCATAACTATTTAATAGTTGTACCCCCCCCCGACCGATCATTGATTTATAATAAGAAGATATTTTCATACATGCGAGATTCGGAAAACGATGCTTCTTTTTTCGGAGAAGGTCTGCATCTATAATTCCTATCTTCATAGCTTACTTCTTATTTGTACTTCCGAAACCGCCATTCCTGACACCGTTTGCATCATCATCTTTTGTAATGCCAAACTCAACAAACACCCCTTGCATATAAGCGTCACCAACATCAACTGTAAACATTTTATCTTCCAGTGTATCATTGGTGATTTTTGCGAACATATGTCCTTCGTTGTCACTGTAATAATAATCACTGTCAATAATGCCAACTGTGTTATCAAGCTGCATCCTATATTTAAAACCAAGACCGCTTCTCGGATAAAGTTTAAGTACCCAACCTTCATCAATTTTTACTCTAATTCCGGTAGGGAATTTTAATGTTTCACCAGGACGAAGAACAATATAAAACGGTGCAAAGAAATCATATCCTGCACTGCCAGTTGTCGCACGCTTCGGCAGTTTAATTCCTTCGTAAATTTCTTTAACCCTATCTTCGCTTACATCTGCTACATTTAAATAATCTTTTTTGAACTGTTCGTATGATACTTTTTCAAATTTTGCGATCTGTTTCAATTAACTTATTCTCCTTGCATATTGATTATCTGACGCAAGATTTACGCCAAGAACTGAATCATAATGCGATTTACGGTTTGGTTTGTATCTTCCGAATTTAACAACAATGTTTCGGAATTGTTTTAAAATGTCGTAGTATTTTTTCTTTTTTAATTCGCTTTGATAGTAACCGGTATAAATAACAATATCGTCATCAACTTTAAATTCATTCCGCATAACAGAAACAAATTCTATCAATTCATCAAAGCTGTCCATTGGCTCCATACCCTGACACACAATAGCTTCTGTAATACCGTTATTTATATATCGTTCACAAAGCGACCTAATACTTACTTCGATTGTTTTGTCTGTAACAATATCTGCGTTTTGGCAGTATTTTTTACCACACTTAAATGTACAGTATGGAAATTCGAGAACCATTGACGGGACTTTGTAATTTACAAAATCCTCGTCAATAATTCCTTTAATCGTAATATTTTCAATCATTGTGAATCCCTTCTGCGCCATTTATTGATTCCCATTTGCGCATCTTGTATTCCTTTGATCTCTCTGTTGACCACGATTTAACTTTTGTGTAGAACCCAACGATTCTTGTATATTCAGTATCGACAAGACCGCCGCATTCAGGACAAATATCTCCGTAGAACGCATGATTGTTTTCGCACGCTTGAATCTTTGTGTTAAACGCAAAGTAGGTAACGCCTTGTTCTGCAATATAATCAACCATCTTTCGTGCCTGATCGTAGTTTGCGAACGGCGCATCAATGTTGACATGAAGGATAGAACCGCCATTGCAGTATCTATCGAATTCTGCTGCAATTCTTATGCGTTCCTGTAGTGTCGTTTTAATTCCAAGCGGGATAAACTGATTGCCATAAAGCGGCAAATCATATATCAATGCGCGAGGGTAGAAGAATTTATCTTTCAGCATAAGTTTTGCCGCCGCACTTTCACCAGGGATTTGTTCAGTATTGATCTGATAATCGCAACCGTATTCACTGATAAATTCATCTGCGGTTTTACGCATGGTTTCAAAAATCTTTTTGCCGAATGCAAACGCTTTATCTGTGTAATATGTATTGCCGAACGTATCCTTTTCGGTGTATCCGAATTTCTTCATGGTTTCATATATGCCAATAAATCCTATAGTATTGTAAAGATGCTCAAAATCTATTAGCCCATAAGAGAAATTAGGAAGGACACCTTTTTCAACATTACGTTTAATAATGTGTCTTACTGAATCCAGTGCGCACAGGCAGATATAAACTCTATGCTCTAATTCTTCTAAATACTGTTCTTCTGTTTTTGTATCTAAAGCGATTCTTGCGAGATTGACTGTGTTGACTTTTACGGAGCCAACCTTTAATGCAGTCCCGCCGATGGAATTGAAATATCCCAAATCTTCAATATTCGATTTAAGCCTACAACAATTCGATAAGCTATTGACAGAACTATCAATAAACAAATTAGAATCAGACCATTTCATGTTGTGCTTAATAGCCCATGTTGTAAAATCTTCATCTACAAATTTACCGTTCTGCCTTAATAGAGAAATTGTTGAGACAGGAAACGTGAACATGTTTGTGCTTCTGATTTCAGACATTACTTCCATGTACCATTTCTGGAACTGAATAATATCTTCTTCGTAATCAATCATAAACGATTCATCGGGGAAAACAGAACCGCCAAATAATGCTTCAAAATATTTATGGTCGAATACAGAAGTGTTCGTGAAAGCACTCTGCGATCCGTCTCTTACATAGGGTTGATTTCGTTTGTTCCTTAATATTATGATTTTTATTAAGCCTGACTATTTTTTATACATATTCATCAATATGCAAATATCCATTTCCAAATGCGTATCAATAGCAATTCGTACTCCACTATACGTGGATAGTCGATACAGGTTTATTTTCGTAAAGGATATGTAAATTTTTCGTCCATATATTTTTTTGTCTTGCCAGAGTTTATTCGTTTTATTGTAGGCTCAGACACGCGATATTTCCTTGCTATCTCATTTATTGACATTGTGCTGCTTAATAATAATTTATGAATTTTGTAAATATCCATTGATGAAAGCATTCCTACTCTTTTAAGCGGATATTTAAAATTATTATTTTTCGCCGTCTCGCCAGTATTTATTCGCCTAATTGTGCTCTCTGAACACGAATATTTTTTAGCAAGTTCTTCGAATGTTTTATTAGTTGATAATAAATCTCTTTGAATATTAGAATATTTATTATCAGTGCCTCTAAACACAACTTGACGTATTGGATATTGTATATACTCTTTATGCCAGCTTCTTCCAGCGTTTATAGCTTTTACTTGATTGGTTGACAAATTATACAAGAATCCTAATTTGCTATATTGCATTGTCGAATATTTAAGATCAAATACAAGCCTATCGAATTTTTCTTTTGATAACGTGAATTCTCTTATAGGATACGAAATTCCATCTTGTATATATGTTACGCCGTTGTTTATATCATGGATAACACTGTAGCTTACACCGTGATGTTTTCCTATTTCTGTTAGAGAATAACTTGAATTTTTTAATTCATCTATGATCGACATTAACACATCGTCAGATGTTATTCTTGCATTATGGTGTTCTGTCCCAGCAAGATTTGGATACCATTCACCGCCTCTCGCCAAGTTATATCCATTCGGTCTTAATGAATTAAATTTATTTATATAGTAAATTTCTCTCTCGTTATAATCCTCAACTTGGCTTTCTAATAATTCAACATAAAAATTATCTATTCCAAGTTCATTCATTGCATTATATAGATAACTTTTGTATGTATAATTATTTCTTCTTGCTTCTTCGCAATGTTTTCTAAATCTAAGTTTATAGTCAACGCTTTGCCCGACATAACACTTGTTATTGACTGTATTCCTGATTACATATATATCCTTTTTCATATTCTAATTTTTTATACTTTACGAAAATTTTCCCACGAGATTAACATATAGACACCCTACTTCTATAAGCCTTCCTCGTTAGCACTCTTTTGAGTACCCCGCTGATAAACGGAAAAGATATTTTACGGCAAATCTACGATACCGCATAAATAAATCTCTGAAAGTTTTGTTTTGCATAATATTCTTCATTATGTGATGTTCTAATTCCGAGATAATCCTTATCAACATCTTTTTTCCAGAAGTAGAACATATAAGGAATTATGTTCGGCAAGCCCACCGCACCGCTTGTTCGATTACACGCAAAACTTACAAACTCTTTCACAAAATCAACAAACGTTGTTAAATGCTTTGCCGGTTCTGGATTCTGCCCTTCGATAAAGTACAACCCCTTTTCGGCTAAATCCTTTAGATCATACGCAAAGCAATAACTTCTGAATGTGCAAGATGGAGCATCATGCATGTATAGCAGTCCCATCCATTCCATTCGCAACCATTCGTTAGCAACTTTAAAACCAAATTTCTTAGTAAGTTCGTAATAAATCTTGTTAAATGCAAGTAGCTTCGCATGTGGTTTAGGCATTTCTCTTTCGAGAGTTACAATATCCTTATGACTAACATTTGAATTGCCATCAACGCTTGCATCTGCAACAACGGTTTTATCTATGAAATTATCAATGAAATCAGTGTAACTAAGCTGACCATCATCAAATCCATTCAATCCCGCAATACATGTACCGAATTCTGTCTGCAATTTGTTATATTGCGAAACAAAATTCTTCATTAACTTTATGTCAATTTTCATTTACAATTACTCCGTGTTTACCATTCAACTGCCTTCCTATCAACTGGATTTCCGTTTAACAACACATCGTTCCTTGGAATGATTGTTGTTTCTGCTGCTTTTGTATAGCAGAAATCCATTTAATCGCTTTCCCAAATTCCATCACTTCACCATCAACTTCAAGCATTGGCGCAGAAGAAAAACCTTTTTTCTCCATAACATCAACATCAGTTACAACTCTGTAATCAACTCCAACGCTATCAAGTTTCTTTTCGAGAACCTTACATTTCGGGCAGTTTGTACTATATAAAATCACATCCATAGAAAATCCTCTTAATACAATAAATAATCTTTGATGTATAACGCAGCATCACCCTCGTTTTCTTCAATCCTCATACATACTTCTTTAATCCACGGATGCAGATTTTCAGCTTTCCCAATACCAATTACGAAGATATGCTTATCGCCAAACATGTTAATTGCTTGAACCGCGCCAAGTTCCATGTGTGAACCAATCGTTGTATCTATCTGGTTAAGATTGACAACAACAATATCGCTATCGTGAACCTGTGCCATTTCCCATTCAAGGATTTCTCTCTCACTCTGATGTTGATTCTGTTCGTAATTGTAGAATCTCGGCGGGTGAATAAACTCGAAATTATCACGACCTCCGCATCTTACTAATTCATATTCGATGCTTTCTCTCCATCCCATTTGTTTTTCATAAGGAATGCCACTCATTTTTCCGCATGTGTATATCTTCTTTGTTTTCAATGTGCATACCCCATAATAGTTTCAGAAATATTTCTTATGCTTCTTTTGTATTCCGGATTGTCAATAACAAGATCAACTTCAAGTTCAATTCCGTCAAATTGTCCAACATCACTTAAATTCCGTCTGTACGCTTCTTCAATGCTATCACCCCTTTCTAAACACTTAATCATTCGATCTTTGCGAGGAACATTTATGTAAACAGAGAAAATCCCTGGAATTTTTTTACTCCTAATTTGTCGCAATCCTTTAGGAGTAAGTACGACGATTTTATCACCTTTGTAACTATCAACAGCACTTGCATAGTGCCAGTTGTTATATGTTGCAGTTTCCGCAAAGAACCCTTTCTCGCTTAACTGCTCATATTTTTCTTCTGTAATAAAATGATAATCCTTTCCATTTCTTTCATAGACTCTTTGAGGTCTTGTCGTATATGTAACGATTTTTTCAAGTCCGTATGTTTCCGAAATGTAATCGGCAACACTTGACTTACCTCCAGCACTTTCACCAACAATGACGAGAATCATATATTATCTCCTACATATTTATCATGTTTATTTGATACTACGTATTAGCTTAAATGTTTTGCATGACTTTATAACCAATAATCCACAGTTCTCTTGTACCAGGGATTTCTTCAAAAGCACCATCGGAATTTTTCTTAACCTTTGGTCTGTATTCCGTTCGTGTGATTCTTACAATATCTCCGGTAACTATCTTATTTTTGTTAAAGTCACGTTTGCTTATTTTACATTCAAGCGTATTTCCGTTCTTTAAAGAGTACATTTTCAACCTTGGCGCATACTTGCTGTCAATACTTAATGCGCACGCCATACCACTGTATTCATCACCGGTTACATCTACATAACCAAGATGATTAACCTGCGCTTGAATCTTTTCGCCAAGCGTTCGCTTCTGGCATCTAAGTCTTTGTGCGACACATGAAAGCATTAACATCATGTTCATTCCGGTAAACATCTTTTCAGATTCTTTTCCGGCAAACTGTCTTGCAATATCATGACTGATTTTGTATCTGTCTAATATATCTTTTTTAATTTGCTTTTTCCCATAGAATTTTTCAAACAATTCGTATAGGCACAATAGATAATTGCATTCGCCAAATTCCTCAAAGAAATCTAATTCGATCAGGATTTTTATTTGTCTTGAATTCAGTGACGTTTTTTCTTTTAAGTCACATAACAGATTGATAAATGTCTTATAACTGTTATTCCGCAGCGCATACATTTCATCTGCTATCTGCGAATTCATATACTTGATTGATGCTAACCCTTTGTATATCTCATTCGTTTCTCTGTTAAAGTTATAGTCCGCAATTGAATGTCTAAACTTGATAGAAGAAATTTTGATCCCGACGCTTTTTGCATAATCAATAATAGCCAGAGATTTATCTTCTTTATCTTTAAAGATGTTCAGCGCAGATGTTATAAATTCTAATGGATAGTAGTATCTGAGATAACCGCAGATATATCCAATCCATGAATAAGGATCTGCGTGGTTTTTTGAAAACAGATAAGAACTTGCATCTTCGATAACCTGAATGAAGTTTACAATAATCTTGTCTGATTCTTCTTTTGGCACATTGAATTTTTCTAACATTGTTTTCCCGAACCCTTCTTTGATTTTCGGAATAAACTTCTCTGTGCCTGTCTTTTTTGCAAATCCTCGCCGGACTATATCGGCTTCGCCCATTGTGTAACCACAGAACGAATGAAGAAATTCTATAATCTGTTCCTGATATACAAGCCAACCTAATGTTGATTTTAAGAAATCGTCTAACGCTTTGTTACCGTATGTCGCATATTCGCCGTTTGCAAGTTTATCTCTGTATGATTCTCCCGCAGGTCTGATTGCGCCATTTCCGATTGACAACAAATCCATATATGAAGCATTAGGATTTTCTTTTCTGATTTTCGCTATGGTTTCATCACTGAAAAGCTGACGCAGATATGCTGTTGCGCTTTGTGATTCCCATTGGAAAATCATTGTCGTGTTATTTTTAATGCTTTGCCAGACAGCTTCATCATCTTCTGGAATATTATCTGGCGTTGCAAATGGTATACCAGCAAGATCACATGTTTTGTATATCAATCCGATATTGTCCAATCCAAGAATGTCCAATTTCACGAAGTTAAGAGAATCAATCTCTTTCATGTTTAACAACGAAATCGGATATTCATTTGTTGCCGTTGTGAATGTTCCAAACCATTCATCCACAGGAAACGGAGAAACAACGCACCCGGCAGGATGATTGCCTACAGAAACAACTACGCCATTTACAAGATCAACATATTTAAATATTCTCGGATATTTCTCTCTTGCCGCTTCTTCATCTGTTTCTGCCAACGAAATTACTTCATCAGAAAATTCAATGTAATCATAAGGAACTTCTTTAAAAACAGCGCCTTTGATATAACAGGCGCGAAATTCCTTTTTTAACTCAGTAGGCATTTCAACAGTATAGCCAGAACCGTTCTGCTCTTTGCTTGCCTTTTCAAATTCTTTGATACGCCGTTTTAAATCTTCTGGCATATCAAGTCTTTCAACATTGATTCTATGAAGTCCACGAATTACATCTTTGATTGCACCTTTTAGCGCAATCGTATTGAATGTAACAATATCGCAACAATACAACCCTTGTTTCTGGTAAAGATAATCTTTAACGGTTTTTCTATCCTCTGAGTACCAGTCTGTATCTACATCTGCAAGACTGACACGCTCTGTGTTCATAAAGCGTTCAAAGTTTAGATTAAACCTGATACTATCAATTTCTGTGATACCAAGAAGATAAGCGATGATACTGCCAGAAACAGAACCACGGCTATATCCAAATCTTACTCCGCGTTTCCGCATTTCAGATTTGTAATCTTCTTCAAGCAACATAAAATCAATAGCGTTATTATGTTTATATGTATCGTATTCATAATGAACACGATCAACATACTCTTTATAGTTTGGTAGTTTTGTTACCTTACGGCGAATAATTCCTTCATTGATTTTCTTCTTAAAAACGCTTTCAGAATCAGGATATAATTTCGGATATTTAGCGGAATAATCAAGTTTAAATTCTTCAACCATGGACGCCATTAAAAGCGTATTATTCATAGCTTGTTCAACAACATCAATCGGCAGAGAATTTTGTTTTCTGTATGCACTTAATAATTCATCTGGTGTTTTAAATGTCAAATCCCATAATTCTTCATCGGCAAAGAATACGCCTTTTGATTTCTGGAGAATTGACCGCCCTTCCATGTGTAGATCATTTAGTGCATGTGTGTCAGTCCCAACAATTAACGGAACACCGGTTGCCTTGCTAACATCGTATAAATATCTGTTATATTCGATCTGTTCCGGCACGTTATGATGTTGTATTTCAAGAAAACATCTATGTTTATTCGCCGCTATAAATGCAAGAAATCTATCCTTTGCGGTATTAGTTCCTTTGTGAAGTATCCCGCCCAAACATGCGGTTGTGATTATTACATTATCACTTGTGTTACATAATTCATCTACCGAGATACGTGGCATATAATAGAAATGATAATCGTTTCTGTTAAAAGATTTTGAAACAAGTTTATTGATTTCTTTTACGCCATCGTAATTCCTGGCAATTAAAACACAGTGGTAATTATCTCTTTGTTTGATATAAAATGTTTTTATCGTTTCTTCATCAATCCAAATATCAACATATTCACTTGTTGTTTCTTTTGATTGTAATATTGAATAATCACACCTTTTTACATGTGCAAGATATTTACCATCGCCACTTATTTCATATTTGTCAAACTTAACAACCGGAATATCTGGCATTATCCCCTTTGCTTCATAAGTTTTACAAGTATCATCTGTATCTTCTGTGATATATGCTTCAATACAGTGCAGATATTTTAATCCGGCAGCTTCTATTTCTTCTTTTTTCTTTACCCAATGAAATAATGATCCATGTTCGCTTATGCCAAGCGCAGGCATCCCGCACTCTTTTGCGGCTTTTATGTAATCATGGAAATCTGTAATGCTATCAATGTTTGTCGTTCCATTGCTCAACATTGAATGCATGTGGAATGGGATATACATTGACATATATTACTCCGTATTGTATTCGCAACTTGCTCTAAAGTTACATAATTGCGTGCAGTAAAAGAATTCACGGTTCGATTCGAAGTCGTTATCACATTCGATTGTGTGAATCTGATTTTTATACCATTCTAATGCTTCGTCATATTCAACTTTATTAAATGGTATCTTCGCAAACTTACCATCTTTAAAATGGTTCCAGACAATCCATTTCGGATATTTACCATAAACCTCAAAGACGTATTTACAGTACAAATACATCTGATGTTTATACTTTAGAAAACTACTTTGATCTTTTTTCTTTACAGATTTACCATCCTGCTTAAACGGATAAGAACTGCTTTTGTGGTCAACTATATATATGTCGCCAGATTCTTTATCTCTCAGCAATAAATCAATATATCCTGTAAATTTATATTCACCAATCGAAGTATCTATTTTAAGTTCAACTCCAAGAATGTCTGCCCTTTCAGTTAAATCAAGATCAACTTCCGCAAAATAATCTGCGCACGCTTCATATGTTTTATCCATAACACTTTGACGTGTTTCATAAAAAACATTATCGTCAAAATTATCTATGAAATAATTTAAAGCATCTTCGTATTTAAGTTCGCCATTATATATCATTTCCAAAATGGAATGAACAAATATTCCTACTTCCGCATAGTAATTCCCTTCTGATAGATACTGGTCATCATCGTCAATAATATATCTTAAATAGAAACTATACGGACACTGCGTATAACTCGTTATCCTTGAATGCGACCAGACCATGCTATCAATTTTGTCTTTATAATCGCTCATACTTATATAATTTTTTGTTTGTTTTTATAAAGCATTTCCCATATCTCCTGCGTCAAATCAACGGGAGAATTCTTTGTTTCCTTACCGCCAAGCAATTTCATTCTGTCTCTGATAATATATACGTTGGTTATCCTTTTGAGTATGTTAATACAATCTCGCAAATTGCGTTCCTGGTAACTAACGTCTGTATCAAACGCAAGTACAACATCAACTCGCAGACTTACAATCAACTTTATCTGTTCGTCTGTGAGAGTATGCTTTTCAACTGACGCGCAATTTTTATACCCCCAGCCGTATGCTTTCATAACAGACTTCACAGATTCAAACAAAATGACTTCATTTGCCTGCTTTATATAAGGAAGTGTTATATTCAAACCTTGTAAATAATCCATCGTGCCAACAGGATAATAGTTTATGTATTTCGGGATACGCAATTCTTTGAAGTTCTTAAATCTCGTTCTGCCTTTTATATTTATCAGTTGTCCGTCTGTATCATAAACCGGATAAACGATTCTGTTTGCTCGTTCGTCTATTCGTACATCAAATAGATTTAAAGCATCCTGACTTATCCCTTCTTGTATCCATTCTGTTATTTCGCCAGATTTATATTTACAAAGTTCATTACTGTTTAATATTTCGTGTTCTTGTTTCTTTTTCTTAATCGCAGACGTTTTACATCTTCGCAGGAATGTTATTGTTTCTGATCGGCACATTTTCGACAAATCAATATCTGCAATTTTGGCTGCTTTTTTGACAGCATCTGCAAATGACATGTTTTCATATTCCATTAGGAATTTTATAATGCCGCCCGATCTGCCGCATGAAAAACAATAATACAAATTCTTTTCTGGCGTTATAGAAAATGAAGGGGTTTTATCTATATGTAACGGACAGTGACCAAAATATTCTTTGCCGCTCTTTACCATTTCTATAGACTGACTGACATATTTAAGAAGATCAACACTGTCATTTATTTTCCGCAATGTTTCGTCATCATATTCATACGTCATGCCGAACCCCTAAAATACATTTTCTGTAATATGCTGTCTACATTCTGATATTGTCATTCTTGAACCATCGAAATACAAATCAACATAATCGTTTTCATCGTCTTCGTCGGCATGTTCGCCAAGTCTGTTTACATAAACTTTTGCATAAACATTGCCACACTCAGCACCGTCTTTTGCTATTTGTTCTCTCGTCTTGTGACCGTATTTAATAGCCACAGACAGGTATTGATTTATCTTTATGCTATCCGCAACTTCACCATACCTGTTCAACTGGCACGCCGCAAGGACAGCAACTTTTAATTCTCCGGCAATCTTGTTTTTGAGAAAATCACACTGTTTACCAAGCACATTGTAGTTTACACCGGTATCCGATTCATTACTTTTTAGATAGTCAAATACAATGAACTTTGCCCCGATCTTATTTATCCAGAATTTACATATAGTGTATAACTCATTGTTTGTAAGTTCCGGTTTATAAATGTGCTTCATTTTTTGCTGCTTAATCCATTGTTTTGCACTCTCTATCTTTTTTCCTTCTTCTTCACTATAGTCGCCGCTTTTTATTCGCTTAACTTCTATGCCAGTCAGGTGAGATAAAAGTCGTTCGACATATAACCTTGTTCGCATTTCACGATCAACTATAAGTACAGGAACGCCGTTCATCATCTTATGAACAACTTCATTCATGAGGAATGCAGATTTACCTTCTTTGTATTTCGCCTGTACAACAACCAATTCCCCGGCTTCATATGAAAAGTATCTGTTTAAAGATGGGTATTTTGATGGGATACCATACAAACCGTTACCAGTCCTTCCACCCTCTATTTCTTCCCATATTTCGTCAAGTTCATCTCCTAATAGTTTTTCATCTGAACTGCAAACAAATGAAGCAGTAACATCGTCTAATTCTTTGTAAACTTCACCATTAAGTTCATCTAAAGAAAGTGTCTTATCAAAACATTTACCGCAAAGGATATTTAAGGATTTATACAACTTTCGTTTAAAAGCAAAAGCCGTAATCGTTTTTGCAAGCATCATATATTCTTCAATCGAATGTCTTGCAAGTTCTTTGTATAACTCTATAAACTCCTGAACCGCAGGAAGGTTATATCTCTCTATCGTATTCTTAACGGCTTTGTTTGAATTTAACTTATTAGACAAATTGAGTGCATCTATGTTTGATATTCCTTCGTTTACAAGTTCAAGAATCGCCCAATAGACACACCCATTTTCAATATTATAGAAATGTCCTGCCTTTAGAAAAAGGTCTGAACTTAGTGCATACTCTGGATGAAAAATCAATGTTCCTATAACGCCGGATTCTGCTTGAATATCGGACAGTTCAGCTATATCCATTCATTTTTAATCTCCAAAAATATCACTAAATTTACTTTTTTTCTGAGTAGCATAACTAAAAACGGTATCCGCTTTTATCTCTGGTTTAACAACAGCTGCCTGCACGCTTTTATGTGCTATATCCCACTCACGGGAAACTTTACTGTCTTTAACCGCATAGACTAAACCAGGTGGATGTTGTAAATATTTGTATTTTGCTTTTAATGCGAACAAAACATACTCTGCGTCATATCCATCCGAATAAACAAGTCGATCAATCGTCCTTCTCAACTGATTAAAGATAGGATTTTCGTCTACGTTTTTATACCAGAAATCAATGATTTCAAGCATAACATCTTTTTCTTTTTTACAGTCTGGATGATAGTATCTATTGTTGTCCTTGCCGCTAACACAGCATTCATCTTCGTCAAGATTTATTATGCCACCATGTTTACAATGTTTCCCATATTGGCACTTTTTAATGCGCATCTTTTCAGCCATTGTTACTAACCTCTAAGATATGAGTTGCCTCCATATCTGCTTGGTGGAGCGCAAGCGCAAGCGGATATTTTTCATACGCCTGTCCAAGTTCATTCCATTGTGCGCTATCACAATATGAACCCATATGCCACATGATAGCAGCGATTTCCTCCATGGAAAGCGAAATATATTTCATTAAGAAAATAACGCTCTTACTTCCGTGACCTATTGGATACTTGTTATCATGTGTGTAGCATTGCACAGTTTCCCAAATATATTCTCCCTGAGAATCTTTCTTTCTGGATTTGAAATCTGCTCTTGCCACCTTTTCGGGATCGTATGTTTTCTGGTTTTTAGTTCCTTTCCCATACGTGTATGTTTTGCAAATATCATGTAGAAGTGAAACAATAATAATTGGTAACTATTCAGAACCCCCTGCTTACTGCAGGACGATCTCTGCATTTCCGGCAAAAGCCGCAGTCAATGCCTCGTAGGCGCTGACACCAGATCGGAAGA